TCACTTGTATCCGTGTCTGAGCTGGTCGATTTCAGCACCCGACTTCTGCGCGGTGTCCATCTGAGTGATGAGTTGGCCGACGCCCTGGTGGAACTGCTCGAAGGTCATGTTGGGACCGTACTTGTTGAACATGTCGATGCCCGCGCGCACGTACATGTCGTCGGTGATGTCGTTCCCTCCAGTGACGGGTGTGGGAATGTTCGGTACCGCCATTAGCGCACCCTCATCGAGCCCTGCCGCTTTGCCGATGTAGCCGAAGTGCAGGTTTGACCACATGTCGTAGTAGACCTGCTTATCGGTGCCTGGCTGCTGAAGGAACAGACCGCTGCCCTCATGGATACCGAGGAGGTCTTGAATCTGGGGTTTGTGATCCCACGGCCCGTTGGTCTGCACCATCCGCGCGAACTCCATCTGGCCCACCATCGCGTCGTCGGTCTTCCAGAACTCCCACAGGTTCGGCGGACGCATCAGCTCGTGAATCCTGTTGACCTCATCGGATTTCAGGTTCTTCATCATCTCGTCGTACATGAACTTCTCAACCTTAGTGAAGTCCTGCTCCGAGGGCGTCGGGTGCGCACCCGACGGCAAAGGGTGGGGCACGAGGGCTTCGAGTGTGAACGCCAGACTCCCTGGAAGATGCTCAGCGCCAGAGCCTTTCGTGATGGCGTCGGCGAGACCTTGGTCAACTATTTCCGCCATGCCGAGTACACGCTTCACATCGTTCTGGATTTCCGCCACGCGGAAAAGCAGCTCGGTCGGACTAGAGCCGTTCAACGCAGCGGAGGTCGGGGTAACGCTGCCCGTAACAGGGTCAATCTCGATGTGCCAGTTGTCTGCCTTCACCTGCACCTTGCGAAGCTCATCCTTGACCTTCTGCACCGCGTCCGCTGCGGGGCCGAGCGCATTGGCCAAGGCGGTCATCTCGTCGGCGTGCTCGACCAGGTACTTCGCCAGCTTGTCCAAGGACTTCTTGGCTGCGGTGCCCGACTGCCCTTCCCAAGAGGAGAACAGCGGCAACTTCCCGAGCGCGTCGGACACCTCTTGAGCGGTGGCACCGCGCTTGGTCAAGGCCGCTTTGACACCGCGAATGGACTCGGCTTCCCACCGCATCACGTCGCCCCACGCTAACGGCGGCATGTCAGGTGGGGATCTGGTTCCGTGTACGCATCAGCTCGACAGCCTTGTCCTCGTCCATGGACTCGAAATCCGTCGCCACCTTCTTGAACGCCCCATTGTGATACGTGCACTCGCCCGTGGCGTGCGTGGTAACACCTTGCCACTCAATAAGTTTCGCTTGCAGTGCTAGTGCGGAGGCACCTACCCACCCGCTCAGATGCTCCTCGATGCTGGCGTCCGCCGCCGCGTGGGAACTCTGGATGTCCGCTCCGTGCATGTCCATGAAGTTCGCGGACATGCGCAAATCATCTGGATTCACACGCAACGGCTGATTCGGATTCGGCATTCCACCTCCCCTTTTAGATGTCCCGTCCAGTAGCCGCAGACTACACGCCGCAAACCCGCTAGGACGGAACCATTAGCACAAGCTAGGTGCTATTCACGGCAGGCCGCACCCACAATCCACCCCAATGCTCCCCCGATTGTCGGCCCTGCAGCCGACGCGAACAGATGACCACCCACCAGGGGTGGTTATCAGTCGTTCACCAGGCAGGAAATCACCGTGTGGACCCGGGTTCGATTCCCGATAGCTCTATATGAACCATCGCCCCAAGGCACGAAAAATCCCCTCCAGATGTCATCTGGAGGGGATTTTCCATTGAGCCTGAAACCCTTGAGGGTTTTGCACATAACCGCAGGTCAGTAGTGCAAATACCTCGCTGTGGAGCTGCCGGGAATTGAACCCGCCCGTGACCTGCGGTTATGTGCCCTGAACTGGCTTTCGTCAGGTCTCGGCAATTCTCATGGGGTTACGCCAACTGCGGGTTTTCGTAGCCGTGTTGACCACGTCAACACGGCTCACGTCCGGTCACCGACCGAGCGTGCGAGCTGGCGTCCGTAAACCCGGATGGACCCCCAGGTGTCGTCCACCCTCAAGCGTGTAGCTGGACGCCGGTGTACCCTTCCCCTATCTGTTAGCTAAGAGGCCGATCGGGGGTTCGATGTCGGGGCAATTGCAGGTCAATCCTGAATTGCTGCACCGCGCGGCCGACGAGATGGAACGGCTACAGGCCGCGCACCGAGCGGCCCACACCAAAGCTCACGGTCTGATCAGTGCGGCGATGTCGGGTTGGGTGGGTGAGGCCGCCGCGGCGCTGGGGTCCGAAGCCACTGAGTGGCAAGGCCAGTCGCGGCACATTGAGAACGAGTCGTCCCACTACCGCGACGCATTCGACCGCATCGGCTATGCCTTCGCCAACACCGAGGAACAGACTGCGGTGAACATCCTGCAGACCCGGCTGCCGAAGGTCTAACCCGTGGCGCTATCCCCGGCTGATATCAAGCGCGCCGATATCCAGTCCTTCCGCGACGTGGCCACCGCCCTCGACGGGATGGCGACCGCGAACAACGACATGAAGACCGCAGTCGGCCGGCTGCCGATCGCCGGGGACGCGTGGAAAGGGATGTCCGGGGACGCCGCCCATCACGAGCTTGACGGGTTCGGCAAGCTGCTCAGCGGTAGCGCCGAATCGAAGACTGCTGCCGCCGCGCAGATCCGGCGCGCGGCCGACGAATTCGAAGGCGTCAAGCAGCTGCTGGCCAAGATCGAGAAGGACGCCGCCAACGGCGGGTTCACGATCGACATGGCGACTGGCAAGGTCACACCCCCGCAGGGTGACTACGACAAAAGCGAGCTGAGCTACATCCAGAACACGCTGCGCCAGCTTCAGCAAGCCGGGGACGCCGCGAACGCCGACCTGGCCGCAGCCGTCAAGGCAGCCAAGGAACCACCGACCGGGGCCGGGCCCAGCGGGGCGCTACCAACCACCCCGAACTCAGCGGTCAAACCGGATGGTGTGTTCGGCGGGGTGCAGAACCTAGCCACCGCGAACCCCGACGGTGAGCCCGGCGCAACGAAGGCCGCCGCTGCTGCGGGCGCCGACACGCAAGCCAATTACAAAGAGTGGTACCCGAAGACACCTGGGTCGGGCGACAAGCTGACCATCGACCCCAGTAAGGCGGGCAGCCTCACCGGGACGGTCGGGGCACTCGAGAAACTTCCCGGCGCCCCCAAGCCTGCGGACGGTTTCGGCTCTGGCGTGGCCAGGCAGTTCGGGCAGGGGGTTAACAGCCGCGTCGACGGGATAATTGATGAAGCCAAGAACCTGACCGGACAAGGCGCACCCGGCTCTCCGAGCGTGGCTGAGTCCTGGGCGAAGTTCGCACTAGGCACCGCCGATCAGATGGCCAACCCACTCGGATCCCTGCCCGGCGAGGTCAAAGACGCAGTCAACGATCCCGCAGGATTCGCAGGCAAGAAACTGTTCGACGTGTCCTCGATCGCCGCCACCGGCCCACTCGGCGGCGAAGCCACAGCCGGAGCACGCGGCCTCCTCGGCGACCTCACCGGCGCAGAAACACGAGCACTCACCCACGGCATTGATAGCCCACATGCCGGGCCCATAGCTGACCATGGCGAGGGATTCGGCGGGGAGCACCCTGGTGGCGCAACACCAGACTTCGGTGGCAGCGACAATCTGCCGCATATCGAAATCAAGATGAAGGACGGTTGGTCTGAGTTCCAGCAATCGCAAATGGAACTGAAGATGCAGCAGTTCAACGACGCGGTCGGAGACAACGGATTCAGCCAGACACCCCCAGTTCCGCGGGATCCTGCCGTACGCCAATTGTTTTTGGACACCCTCGGCCTTGACCGCGTACCGCCGGGTGTCCACGTTGACCACACGCGCGACCTGCAAGCTGGCGGCACCGACACCGTAGGCAACATGGGGCTGCTCGATGGCAGCGTCAACATGAGCTTCGGATCGCAGCTCAACTCAAGGATGAACGAGTTCCCGCCAGGCACCATATTCGGTGGTGTACGCCCACCGGACCCCTAACCTACGCTATGAATGAGGCACATCCACAACGACAGCAGGAAGATTCATGGAGTTCGCATTCGATCCGCCGACACGGCCAAACGCTGTGTGGCGCCCGGGTCTGGTTGGCGGCATGTTCGCCGATCGCGGGCTGTGCGGACGTTCCATGAATAACGGTCTGCTGCGTTTCCATGACGCCGTTTCCGGGCCAGTCGCACAGGCGACCGTCGACGCGATGTTCCGCACGCGTGGGCTCGATGCCGAGGTGTTCGGGTTCGACTGGTTGGCACGTCAGTTCGCAGTCGCGAGCCGACTCACACCGGAGGGACTACCTGACAATGCGCAGACCTCGCGCACCGTGGTTGTTCTCGATCCGTTCGACGGCTCGGTCACCCCGTGGGTGGATGCGCACTCATTCGAGCGGGCACTCAGCGTGCCGCTTGCGCAAGACTTCCTGATGCCCGAACTGTTCCGCGAATGGATGGTCGCGGCCGGGCTCAATCAATTGCCGTTCGATGCGTGCGCGGGAGCGAGCGTGCCCGGCTTCTACGGCGGCAAACGCGAGATATCCAATCTCAGCCTTGATTCCGTCGAGGTGTATTTAACTTTTGCCCAACAGCTTTGGGAGCACGGACAGAATAACGGGCCCGGGTCACCGCCACCGCATTTAGTAACGACCAAGGGGCAGTAGACATCACCCGGTTCTCCGCAGCACAGATGGCCGAAATCAATGGTGAGATCAAGCCGCGCCTGTCTGACTTGTATGACCGGTCCTCATCGCTTCTGAGTAAACGCGGACACGGGATCGTCGATCGCGCGATCAAGAAGGGCACTGTCGGTGGGGATGTCGGCATGCAGCTCCTCTTTGAGCCGGCGATGCTGCTCAGTTTGGTTGCAACAGAGGATGTTCTCTACAGTCTCGCGGTCGTGGCCAAGGACATCCCATTCATCGGCAACTACGGCCTGTGGAGTCCATGTGAAGCGACAATCGCCGCTGCCCACCGTCTTCTCACGACCAGCGGTGACGCGCGCGCTGCCGACGTCGAGCTGTGGCTGTCCCTTCCAGAGAACGGCGGCCACCCCGGGCCACCGGTCATCCACACGGCGATGACTAACCGACTGAACGGCCTACTCGTAGAACAGATCCGATCCGACGCGTACACACCGCCACTGAAACTCCCCCAGTTCTCCTACGTGATCGCCAAACTGCGTGAGTTAACGGTCATGTGGGCGTTCGGAGGTTCCGAGGCGTGGTCGCGCTCAAGGATCGACGAAGGCATTTCCGGAATTCGCCTCCAGCTCAGCGACTTCCTGCAGTAGCCGACGACGAACCTAGATCTCGTCGCGCAGCTCCGAGGGCAGGGCGGGCGGGGCCTGTCCAGGCGCATGATGCATCGCCCAACCCATCCACTCGCGGATGTGTCGCACGGCCGCCTTGAGCTTGGTGCGGAACGTATCTCGTTCCAACTCCACTGCGCGGATCCTGGCTTCCAGATCGCGCACCTTGCGCGATGTCAGCGCTTGCCACGCGGTGAGGATCGCGGCCACTGCGGCCCCGACGGCTTGAATTATCTCAGGTGTCACTCGGCCGACCCGTCCGAACTGCCGCCCCGGCGGTCCTGTGCCACCTTGAGACTGGCGAGACCGGTGCCGATCAGTCCGGCGCCCGAAATGATCCACTGCAGCGCGTCGTCAGCTTCCATCTTGCCGAGGGCGACCAAGGTGACGGTGCCCGCGAAGATCGTGATGAATAGGGCCACGTACGCAATCAGGCGCGTGGTGTCGTTCTGTGGGACGGGGTTTGGCATGGCGAGATCCTTTCCAGGGGGTTGTGGATAACCGATTCGGTGAATTCGGCAGTGGGGCTTACGGTGAGCAGAGTCCCTGCGCGCTCTCCTCGCGCGGAGGCGATCAGGCTTATCGGCGGAATCCGGCGATCACGTCGTAGGCAACCGCGATGCCGTCCCGGCCGCCGAACTCGGGTTTGGGCAGGTGGTATTCGCCGTGGGCCTGCAAGCCAGGTAGCGCGGCAATGAGGGCGATCAGGCCGGGGATGTTCTGCAATACTCCAGTGGGCGAGAGCAGCCGGCGCAGATCGTCGTCGACCTTGGTGTCGCGCGAGGAACCGGCCTGACCCATGAGGTTGCCGAACAGGGGGTTCTGCCCCATCCCCTGCATGCCGGAGATCATGCCCAGACCCATTTGCGCCATGGGGCCGAACCCACCGAGCAGCGGCCCGATGATCGGCAGCGCCGCCGTGGCCCAGTCGGTGATGATGGGTACCGCGATGCGCAGCACGTGCACAAAGAAGGGCAGCTCCAGCTCGGCCTGCACGATGATCGCATAGAACGCCGGGCGGATGCTGTCTGGCGCGACGGCATAGAAGTCATTCCGGGCGTTGATGTTCCGCACCAGCTTGGCCAGCCACACGGGCCGCGCCTTGCGGGCGATGCCCGTGACGGGTGTCGAGGGGTTGCCGAACTGAACCACGCCGTTGATCCGGTCGCGCAGATGCCGGTACTTGCCGGGAGGCGAAGGTGTCCGCGTCGGGTCGCCGGGATGAATGAAACCGCCGTCGCCGAACAGGACTTCGAGTGCATCCTCCATGCCGTCAGCCGACTGCGAGTAACCGGAAAACCACACCTCTAGATCCGGGTCATTGATATCGGGGTTGTGATCGAGGCAGTACTCCAGCGACTTGTACTGGTCGTAGGTGACCTCGTTGTAGCTGAATTTCGCATCGCCGCCCAGCAGTCCGAGATAGCCGCCCTTTTGGAATGACAGCGGCTGATGGTTGATCTTGAGCACGTCCTTGCACCACTCGCCGAGGGCGAAGCTCGGACCCACGTTCCAGTCCGCCCCCGAGCCCGGCGAGGAATACAACCAGATCTTGCGGCGCAGGCGTGGAGCCACGGTGCCGCCATAGCCGACCCGGCTGGCGGTCAGCTCATCGAATACACCGGTCTGCGGTAATCCGAGCCGGCGCTGCATCTCTCGGGTGAACGCGGCATCACCGTTACCGTAGTACCCGTCTACCGGACCCATGAGGTCTCCGTACGCCGAGGCGTACTGCTTGCCCCACCGCTGCCAGTGCGACACGTCGTCACCGCGCGCATCCGAAGACCCGGACTTGAGCGGTAGCCGCGCGCTCATCGGAGCACCACCCCGGCCCTGCTGCGATCTGCTGTGCCGCACACCTTGTCTCGGATCTCGGCCACGGCCTCGACGAGGGTTTGCCCGCCGAGGCAGTTCCACTGCATGTTGAGCTGATCGTCGGCGGGCCCCACGATGACAGGCTGTGGCGTTGCAGGGGTGGCAGCGGTTTCGAGCTTGGCATCCAGGTACCAGAAGTCGCTGAACAGCGGGTCATTCCAGGCGCGGGCGTTGTCGTAGTAGTCGACTCCGACGCCATTGCGGTTTCCGTGGCTCTCCCAGTCAATACCGCGCACCGACTGTTTGATCTCACCGCCCGGAACATCGGCATAGAACAGTGTGCACGCGGTGTGGCTGTATTCGCCCCCTCCGCCGTGCTGCAACCCGACGAGCATGATCGGCTGGAAACCCAGCGCCTTCACGCCACCGGCGGGCAATCGCTTGAACCCGATATCGAAAACAATCGGATAGTTCAAGCGGAACGATTCCGTTGAGCCGTACCGGTTTCCGGACCAGTCGGTGCGCCCCACCAGCAGCGCGCCGGTCTGCAATACCAGACCCGAGCAGTCGGTGGAGCGCTTCGGGTCGGTACTGAACGCGCCACCGAATGCGTACGGCAAGCCGCGGCGGGCGCGACAGAAGTTGTCAACCTCACGGGCCTTGAGCTTCGTGATCACGGTGGTCATCGGGTGTACTCCTTTTCGATGCGTGGGTCGATTTCTTGTGCGTAGGACGAAAGCTGGTCAGATGCCCACCAGCCGAGCCGGAATGCGGCGGCGAACACGGCGAGGTAGAGGGCCGGATAGATGAGCAGCTGGCGGCGCATCATGCCGCCAGCGGGCCGAGTGCGAGGGTGTCGGTGTTGATGCGGATGATGTCGCCGCTGGCACCGGACTTGGAGACGGCGGCCGGCGATGACCACAAGAAGCTTCCGGCCGTGGGGTGATCCCAGAACGACACCCCGGCAATGGTTTCCGTGGCCCCGAGGGTGTGCTCGGGGGTGTTGGATTGGCTGATCGACCCGGCCGCAGCAGCGTTGAACGCACACGGGTAGCGGGTGGCCACCGAGGACGCGTTGGCTGTACCGTTCACGCCGGGGTCGCCGGTGTGCATCTTGGCGTACACGGTTGCCGGTGGTGTGTAGGCGACGTTGCGGCAGATGTGATCGAGCAGTTTGTTCGCCAGGTAGGACGAAATTCCCCATGCCATAGTGGATTTCCCTTTCTATTGATACGACCGGATATGTGCTATGCCCGTTCCGCCGATGCGTCCGGGGTTGGCGATTCCGAAGGCGCCGCCCGAGCCGGGACCGCCGCCACCTCCGGGCGCGTTGCCGTTGGTGTTGGTGCCTGCCTGCGCGCCGCCGGTGTAGGTCTGGCCGTTGAGGGTGGTGTTGCCCGCAGCCTCGCCGGGCTGGTTGAGTCCGTTGCCGGCGTAGGCGCCTTTACCGCCGGCGCCACCGGCACACGTGGTGGTGATTCCGTTGATCAGGAATGTGGTGTCACCGCCGGCGCTGCCGTCTTTCTCCTTGGCTCCCGCGGCTCCGGGCGCGCCCACCATGCCGGTCAGGGTCAATGCGGAGCCGGGGATCTCGCTGTTGCGGGCCACGGTGCGCGCGTTCCATGCGCCTTTACGGCCGCCCTGTCCGGTGCTGCCCAGGCCGCCGTCACCGCCACCCCCGCCGCCTCCGGCACCGCACCCGACGGCGTCCATGAAGTCGCAGTTGCGCACGATGCTGTGAGTGAACGCCCCGGCCGTGGTGTAGGTGGCGAGCGTGGGCAGCCCGCCTGGCGGATAACCGAGGCTGCATGCCCGCGTCATGGTTACCGACAGGGCGGCGTCGACCTTGGCGACGCGCTCGATCACCAGCGCCGAGGACATCGCCACGGTGCGTGTCAGGTCGACGGGCAGCAGCTTGTCGAAACCGATCGAGCGCGGTGCCGTCAGGTTGCACGTCAGATCGATTGCGGCCACGCGTTGCAAACCGATGGTGCCGGTCATCTCCAGCGCGTTGGCTAGGTCGATGCCGATCACCTTGGCCAGGAACAGCGCCCGTTCCATGGTGACGGCCAGCGCGAGGTCTTGTTGGAATGTGGCCTGTAGCGCCAGGTTGCGAGTGATCAGGATCGAGCGTTGCGCGGCCAGCTGGTACACCGCCTGCAATGCGAGGTTGCGGTCGAGATGTACCGACAGCACCACGCCCATGGCCTGCATGGCAGTGAGCTCGACCTCGCCGACGCACATGATCGCCAGCGACGCGTCGATACCGATGATGGCGTGCCACCGGCCGCCCGGTGTACGTGCCGGGGCGACTGGGTTCGTCGACCACGCTCCACCCGACCGCGGGGCGGGCGCGGTCGGGTTGGGGGTCCAGGGCATTTAGGGCCCGGAGAACCCGATGCTGGACACCACGGCGCCCTCGCTGTCGGTGCCGGTGATCTGAATCCAGGACGGGTTGAGCTTGCCGTCGGGGTCCAGGCCGCCGCGCTCGGCGGTGAAGGTGATGCCGGGCAATTCGGGCATGGTGAACGTGGTCATGGCTGACGCCTTTCTCGGGGTGGTTATGCGACTCGCCGGCCATCGAAGGTCGCGACGCCGGATAGGGCTGTGATGCTTCGTGAGACAACGGTTTCCGAGCCTGTTGACCCGTTGGACCGGATGTCGTAGTCGACCGCGATAAACCCTGGCTGCACAACATCTCCGGCCACGAGCGGAAGCTCGAAGGGGCAACCTGACGGGATGGCTCCGGTGATGCGGGTGCCGTTCTTGTACAGCGCCCAATAGGGCACAGACGTGCCCTTGGCGGTGACCGATCGGTAGGTCGTGTTGACGCGGTACAGGCCGGTGGTGGCGATCTCGATCCGGGCCGTCCCCAAGTCATCAAGGGTGACATCGGTGGTGTAGTCGTTGAATGTGAAGAACCCGGACGGGAACGCACCGTACGAGTACGGCCCGTAGGTGACGTCGGCGGTGCTGTCGCGTCTGATGCTCCACGAGTTTGACATCGAGAATCCCGCTCCCGCAGAGGTGTAGTCGGACATCGCGAACGCCGCGATGCGGTAGGAGTCGTAGGTAAAGAACGGGCTTGCCCGCTGCACGCTGAACATCGAATACCGGTACGCCGCACCAATGTTGATGGTGTTGCCCGCGTCGGTGGCCGAGAGGATTTGGCGGCCGTTGACGCGTACGAAATAGTTGGTGCCCGAGCAGCGGATCTCGATACGCGCGCCCTGTTTGACCGCCGAGAGTCCGGTTTGCAGTGTCAGCGGCGAGCTGAACGACCAACTCGTACCCAAGCGGGTGAACTTGCCGATGCGGATCTCGCCCTCTTTGGCCAGGCAGTAGGCGCCCTGTGTGCGGCCCGAGTCGCATCGGATGTAGACACCGGAGTAGTAATTGCCGTTTTGGGTGTCGCCCAACACAAATGAGGCCGATTGCCCGTCGGTGGCGTAGGTGTAGTTCGGGCTGGCGAAGAAGTACCCGTCGGGGTTTCCGTTCTTGACCCCCGCATACCCGGAGTCTCCGCGGATGGTGATATCGCCCGGGTTGGGTCCGGTGGTCCAGTCCGTCGAGTTCAGCGCCGCGCCGTCAGCACCGGAGAACACGAAACTGTAGCTGTTCCCGCCACCGGTGTTCTGCTCGGTCTCCTGCTCCTGCAGGGTGGTCTGCGCGGCGATCGCGCTCTTGAGCGCGTCCTGCGACAGGCCCAACAGCGACAGTAGGGAGTCCTTGGCCTGGTTGATTTGGTCGGCGATCGTTCCTGTTGTGCCGGTGGCCGTTCCGTCCGCACCCGTCTTAACACCGGAGAGCATGTCGCCGAGATTGCTGACCAGATCGTTGACCCGAGTCATGTCGAAGTTGCCGACGACATCGCCCACGGCCAGTGTCCCGCCGCTGGTGAGATTTTGCGTCTTGTTCTTGTTGCCCTGGAACCAGTCCGCGATGGCGCCGACAAACCCGTTGATCGGCGTCACCACCAGGCCGTTGTAGATGTCGCCCAGCTGGTTGAATGTGGTTTGTAGATCTTGAATCTTGATCTGCGGCAACGTTGGGATGTTCCCCAGTCCGAGCAGGCCGAGGATTTCCGAGGCGGTGATCTTGCCGTCGGCGGTGATCGCGGCGAAGCGCTGTTCGAATTGGACGATGTCCGAGTTCGCTTGGCCGCCAATGGTGTCGAAGAATGCGCGGAACTTGCCAAGTACCGGGCCCAGGTTCGACATCGCCGAGGTGACATTCGAGAAGTGGACCGGCCCGCCCGATGCCCCGGCCGTCACAATCAGGGTCACCGTTGCCCACTTGACCGAGCCGTCGGCCGGGACGGTCCACGAGCCGGTCAGGCTGGTGCGCACCCATGAGGAGTCCGCGGCCACCGGTTGTATCTGCTTGACGATGACATCGGGCAGCTTCGTACGGTCGGGCCCGAAGGGCGTGATGCACAGTCGGATCGGATTGGATCCCCCGGCGGCCGTGAGGCCCTGCCACATCGCCGATGCGGCCACGTCGACGATCTGCCCGGGTGCTACCTCGAAGGGATCCTTGATGCTGATCGCGTACAGATGGCCGTCGGCGTTGACGTAGATCGACTTACCCGACAGGTGCCCGTTCTGGGCCGGGTCGTAGTGCCAGTCGGGGTTGTCCTCGACGACTGACGGGTCCGTAAATCCACCGGCGCCCGAGGTGAGGTCTTGGGCGACATCGGCGATCCATGCCGCCGGGATGACGCCCTTGAAAAACTGTCCGGCGACCTTGGCGATCGCGGTCAGGATCGATTCGGGGTGCGCCAGGTCGATGCCTGCCAGGGCGTTGCGGATCCCCAGCGCCCAGGTACCGAGATCGGTCAGGTCACCGTCTTCGATACCCGTCAGCAGCTCGACCAGATCACCCAGACCGGGTTTGTCCGCGGCCCATTCGCGCAGCTGATCGAATGAGCCCACGCCCGGAATCAGGTGGCCCACCACGGCGAGCACGACACGGCCGAGGAACTGCTCGATGAACTGGCGGCCGAATTCTTGGAGCTCCTGCGGGGTGAAGGGCCGGTTGAGCTCGTTATCGCGTTTCTGGTGGACGGGAGCCGAAGGTATGTTGATCGCCCAGTCGGGCACCTCGGGCTCCTCGGATGTCACAGCGGCCACGCCTCGACGTTGAACTGGGCCATCGCGGCCGGGGCGGTGTAGGTGCTGGAACCGGCTTGACGTTCACAGCGGATGTGCACGGTGGCCGACTCGCCCGCGGCGATCGTGTCGTATCCGTCGGCCACAGTGCCGGCCTGGATCGGCTTGCCCGGTGCGAACATCAGGCGTTCGGTCTGCGCGATGCCGATGCATCGGCCCACGATGTTGCCGTTGGTCTCACCGTTGAGCCGTGCCAGCAGATTCACCCGCACATCCGCGGCTTCGCCGGTCACCACGGCGAAGCCCTGCGCGCGGATGCGTCGCGCCCATGGTCGCGGCGGAATGTTGATCGGCGCCATGGTTGCGCTGGGGTTGCCCGTGCCAATGTTGTCGATCTCTCCGGGATAGAACACCTCGGGGATCTTCTGCGGGACAAGCTCGAACCCGTCCGCGCCCGTCTTGACGGCAGGCAGCCATCCAGCCTTGGGAGTTGCCGACAGATCGAGCGGGTTCCATACCATGGTGCCGTCGTCGCCCTTGTCGGGCTTGTGCATCGCAAGGTGTAGCTTCCACTTCCCCGGGGTGCTCGCGGTCGGTGGGTTGATGAGCTCGAAGTAGGCCGAATCCGGGGTTGCGTCCCCGGGCTCCAGTGGGGTGAAGCCAACCGCGGTGGACAGTTCGGCATGCATTCCGGGCGGCCCCTGTTCGATGGCTGAAACGCCACCCATCACGCCGCCGTCTTCGCGCATCATCACGACCGCGACCCCGGTGCCGTTGACAGGCACCAGCACGGTGCCCTGACCCTGGTAGTGCGGCTCTCCGTTGAATTGGACTATGGGCCATGCCATGTGGGTTACCTCCGGTCAGGACTGTGGGGCTAGTGTTGCGACGTTGATGGCTTCAAATGCGCCGGTGATGAAGCGTTGGAACCTGCCGAGCGGCGCCTCGTCGCGGCGACCGTCGCCAAGGGTGACGGTGACGGTGCGCTCGCTGGGGCTGATGCGCCACATACGGTTTTCGATGTAGTCGGTCACCATCTTGGTTCGGCGCAGGTAGACCAGGCTCATCAAGCCGCCCTTGAAAATATCTCTGCCCCAGGCATATTGGTCGCCGTTGCGGAACGTGACCTGCGCGGTGGTCGATCCCATGGAGTCGAATATCGCGTTGATGAACGCGAACATGGTCTCGATGTTGTACGGGGCGCTGGCCGTGGCGTAGAACCGTTCGATCGCAGGATGGAAGGGGCCTACCTCGTCGCGGCGGTCGTACACCTGGACGAGCTGGAAGGCCAAGAAGCTGTTGTTGAGGAACCCCGACAGCAGATCCGACGGGATTCCCGAGAATCCCACCACGATCATCAGAGAGTCAATCAACCACGCGAAAGTCGCATTCATTAAGTCGTTCAACCATTTTGGGGACCGTCCCCCGATGATGTGCTGCCATCCCTCGGGTGTGTGGTTGCTGATGCGGGCCGAGATGATCGAGGAGTCCTCGCCCTCTTCGGGTGCCACCAGGTAGGCGTAGGGCTGCTCGAAATCGACACCGACGGCCGGGGCGTAGAACACACCGTCCATACCCGGCACCTGCTGCACGATCGGCTTGAAAATTCCGCCCAACGATCCGCCGAGATCGATCACCGTCTTGATCACCGAGTCGGCTACGGTCTTGGTGGGCCCTTCGATCTGCTGACGATCGGCAGTGGAAAACACGTAGGTCGGCTGGTCCAGCGTGATCCACTTGTCCGGCTGCGGATCCCCGGGACGCCACAGGTCCATGCGGGTATCGACACCGTAGGCGCGGGTGACGTCCTTGATGACGGTTCCGCAGGTTTCCATGCGAACGGTCTTGGCGCACATCGGAGATGTGTCCAGGAACGGGTTGGTGCGTTTGACGTAGGTGGGGGTGCGAAGCATCCGCCCGAACGTCTGCACGGACAGTTTGTCGCGCTTGAGGGCTTGCAAGATGGTGCCGAACCACGCCCGAACGTCCCCATTGAGCGAGAGCCCATTGTTGATGAACTCCAGCCAGCCCGACTGGATGCGGATCGCGCACTCGGACACCATGTTTTCGATGCAGGTCTGCAGGGCCCAAATAAAGATCGCGTGCGAGAACGGCTGAGCCTGAATGGGGGCCCACCACGACGGCCAGATCACGTAGTAGTTCAGGATGTCCCAAATACCGCGTGCTTCAACGGTTCCCGTCCAGGATCCGTCTTCGTACACCCAATCATGCTTTTTGACGTAGAAGTTGCTGCGCTCCCCCGCGGTCTCTAGCTCAATACCGACCATGGTGTTGCGGCAGTCCATAAACAGCTCGACGAGCTTGCTGTTACCGGTGTGCTTGAGCCGCGCGGTTGGGCAGTCGTTGCGCGGGTCGGCACCGGATCCTTCCATGAGGTCACGGCCGAGCGACCCCATGGGTGTCCACATCTTGTCGCAGACGGTGAACCGGAAGTCGGTGTCTACCTTCGACTTTTTCTCGGTCAGGGCGCGGGCGGTGGTGGCGATGCGCATGATGTCGCCGGACCTGATGGCGGACTGCCACAGCTCCAGATCGGTTCCGGGCATGCTCAGGTGGCCCCTGTGGTGCAGGGGCGCGCCGCGGCGGGCATCAGAGTGGGTATCTCCGCAGCGGTGTACCGGAGGCGATGATCTTCGAGTCGGCGTTCCCGTTGTCGATTGCGACCTTGACGTAGTACGGCTGCGCCTCTGCACCAGCGGGTTTGGGTGGTATGGCCGCGTTCTTGGAGAACCGGCCCTTGAGGTACTTGTAGAAGTTTCCTTGCGGTGGCCGGATCCCGAACACCGACTTGAGCTGGTCTCCGAAAGCCGAGTTGTTCATACCGGCGAAGCTCAGGAACTTCTCGACCGCCTCCTGGAATAGATCGAGTTCTTGCGGTGCGGGTGGAACCGAGGTGAGGTCCTGCACGAGCGTGGTGTGCACGCGCGGATCGGTGCGCAGAAACACAATCTGATTCGGCAGCAGCGGACCGAACTCGACGAATTCCTCGGACCCGGGTCCGTCGTAGATCTTGAATGTGCCCGGCCCAAACAGGGTGTAGTCGTCGTACATGCTCTGATCGCCGATGTTGATCCGCTTGAGAAACCCCACCTGCGCGACTTCGGAGTTGTCGCCGGCCGAGATCTTGCGGATAGATGCCGGGGTCGCCTGCGTAAGCACAGCCGATGCGGCGAACATGCCATCGCCGACGCCGCGGTGCTCGGGTCCCATCGGCGAGCCCGTGCCGGATTCCTTGACCGACAAGATCTCCAGGCCGTTGCGCAGCACCTTGAACGTGCGCGGATCCCCCTCGTAGCCGCAGACCAGCGTGAATTTCTCGCTCGATAGTGGGCCGATCAGCATCGACAGTGGGAAGCTGCGCAGCGTGGTCTCGACGAAGTCGATCGTGTAGTACAGGCGCAGGTATCCGCCGCCGTATTCGACGAACACCCCGTCGCCGGCCCAGCTGCCATCGGGGTTGCGGTTCATCCGCCCGCCCAGGATGTTGCGGGCCGAGTCAGGAAATGACCATTCCTGGAAGCCACCGTGTACTTGGGAGATGACCTGGTTGTCGGTGTCGGTGTCGAAGTCGGGCCACGGCCCGTTGATCACGCGCCGAGACGTGGTGAGCAACAGGTCATCCGGGTCGTCGACCCAGATCATCTGATCGCCGTTGGATGTGCAGTAGCCGCCACCGGTTCCGGTGTAGTGCTGCGGCACATTCCCCAGGTTGTGGGTGTCGCGGTGATCGACATTGAACGTGTCGGTCATCGCGTCGTAAGTGAACGTGAACGCGTCGGCATGGTCGAACGACTTCCAGAGCCCGTTATCGGCCTGCAGGCGCAGCGAGACGCGCTGAGAGGCGCCCTTGCGCATCGCCGTCACGGGATCAGGCGGGGCGCCCTGGAACCACCGGACGTCGGCCCACCAGTAGCCGGCCTCGTGATCGAAGAAGTCCAGACGCGCCTGCCTGAGCGCATCCAGAGAGTCGATGAGGTGCCGGTAGGTGCGTCGGGTGTACTTGGCGTTGCGGCCACGGCACGCCACGTCCAGCTGGACCTCGACCGGATCGAGCAGGGCGTCGACATGGTGCACACCGTCCTCGGTGGCGCCCTTCTGCTGGATGTGCTTCCACGGCGGGATCAGGCCCTTCATCGCCAACACGTGCACGGCTTCCGGCGCCAGGTATGGGTCGGGAATCGAGTGCCCGCCCAGCAGATACATTTCGACGGTCTGGTCGTGCGCGGTGAGCCGCATCATGGGTTTTTCGCCGCCCAGGATGTGGTACCAACCGTGCGGTGTGACGGGGTTCGCAGGATAGATAGTGGTCATGTCACATCCCCGGGGCTTGATGCTGCTGCTGTTGGTGGTAGGCGATGTCGCGGCCGGTGCCGTCCTCGGTAGCGCGGTTGTTGGTGACACTGATGTGCGTGTCCCCCGCCTTCCCTTGCCCGCCTTGGGCGTTCGGGTCGCCCTGATTCGGGTTCGGCGGCGCGGTGGCCTTGCCCGCAACATTCGGCAACGCCGGGGCCGCGCCGGCAACGCCGCCGAGGATCTTGGTCAGCCAGCTCTTGCTGGCCAGCTCGGAGCCGCCCGTGGGCAAGAACGTGTCCATGACACCCTGCACACCGATGCCTGCGGCCTGGCTTCCGAACTCGATTGCCCTGTTGGCCAGCTTCATTCCGGTTTGCGCGGCTTGGCCGGCACCTGGGGCCATCAGGTCCAAACCGCTGGCCGCCAACCCCATCGCGGTATCGAGGGTGCCGCCCGGGGTCATCCCGACCCCACCCTTGCCCGAGCCCGAGGCCGGTTCGACACCACCGATCCGGGTACCGGGCTGCGAGGGGCTCCAGCCCTGCGCCGGCCCGGTGGCCCCGCCCCAGCCGCCGCCACCGGCAGGCACTGGGCTGCTCAGGCCGGGGGCGGTTGGGTCGGTCATCGGCTGGTAGGTCGGCGTGATCGGTGTGGTGCCAACACCTACCGATGGCGCTACCGGGCTGTATCCGCCGCCGGCGGGCCGGTAGTAGTGGGAGGTGAACGCCGGGTCGTAGGCGCCCTGACCCCCGTCCATACCCCGCTGCGCAGCTGCGGAGTTGCTGCCCCAGTTGAAATTTGTGCCGCCGGGCAGGGTGGCCTGCATGTGCGAGGGGTTGAATCCGACCCGGAAGTCGCCGTCGCCGCCCATGCCCGGCAGGAAGCCGCGCTGGGTCAACCACTCGGCGGCATTACCGGTATACATCGATGCACCGGTCGTTGGACGGCCGTCCATGAGGTTGACCAGATCCTCGACGGCGCTGGAGCAGTCGGCCAGTCCTTGGGTGAGGTCGCCGCGCCGGTCCTGGGTGTAGATGCCGGCGGGGACGCGTGCCAGCAGTGCAGCATCACCGGAATAGGCGCCCATGTTGCCGCCGAGTGCTGCGGGCCCAATCCCCTGCGGCCCATAGGAAGTCGTGGGCGTGAGTCCGGTGTACTGGGGGCCGAAGGCGCCCTGTGCACCCAGGATGCCCATGGCGCCGTATCCGCCCTTGGACGGGTTCGCGGCACTGATTGCGCTGAGCTGTCCCAGCATTGGCGCAAATGTCATGTTGGCCAAGAACTTGGTCAGGTTCTCGGCGAGTCCGGGTAGGCCCTTGGAGATGCCGAAGTCCTTGTCGAGGGCCGCCCCGATTTGGTCCATGCCCTCGGAGAGGCTCTGGGCCGTGCCCTGCATCTTTTTCCAGGTACCTTGTTGGGCCTCATGCAGTTTCATCTGCGCCGACACAAAGGAACGTTCGGCATCGGCCACCTGGTTCTTGGCACGCAGCAGAGATTCGGCGTCGGCGTTGCCTTCCTGCTCCAAGCGGATCAGCGCGATACGGTCCTGCTCCAGCGAGTTCTTGGCGCGCTGCACCGCGCTCTGGGCGTCGTACACGCGCATCGGATCGACTTCGTAGGACCCCGGACCCTTGGCTCCCGCGGGCGGCATACCGGGGGCCCCGGTCACGGCGAACATGCCGGGTGGGATCGCGACGGGGTTGGCGTCCACGGACCACAGCTTCGGGTCGATTGCGGGCTTGGCCTTGTCGCCGTCGGCCGGGGTCGGTGCGATCGGCGTGCGCTGCCCGGCCTGCGGGCCGCCATCGGTGGCGTTGTTGGGCTTGGGGGCAAGGGGCGAGGCGGCCGGAACCGGGGCACCCGGGGTCGGGTTCAGCAGGTTACCCAGCCCCAGACCTACCCCGTCGCCGGTGACGTTGGCGCCCAGACCAGGAGGCACTACCGCGGCGGTGTTGGGGTCAAGCTGAACCGGTGTGGGCCTTGCATTCACACTCGGCGGCCCGTACGAGTTCACCGGGTCGCTGAATATGCTTTTGATCCACCCGGGCAGCTGGGCGATGATCGGCGCCTTGACGAAGGCGTCGGAAATGGCGACCTTGAGGTCGTCGAACCATTGGCCGACGGCCTTGGTGGCGCCCTCCCACTCGGATTTGAAATTAGCGGTCGCGGTCTGGGTGGCGCGCTGCGAGGTGTTCTGCAGGTCGACGAATTGGTTCTTGGCCGGGTCCAGGTCGAGCTTGTTGACGGCCTCGCCCATGTCTTCCCATTGGGTGCCGAACAGCCGCTGCCACACCAGGGCCTGCTGCACAGGGTCATCGAGGTTACGCAGACCGGTGAGCACCGCGCCGAACGCTTGGCGTGCTTGCTCGCCGCCCGCCGAGAACCGCCGTCCCATCTCTTCGGCGTTGAATCCCAACGCCTCGAACCCTTCTTTGGTGGTCTTGGAGCCATCAACGGCCCGGATGCTGAATTCCTTGAGCGAGTCGGCGACCTTGTCGGTATCGCGGGCACCGCCCTCGAATCCCTGCTTGAGCAGCGTGAGTACCTGCGAGCCGTCCAGTCCGAGCTTGCGGAACTGGGTGGAGTACTCGTTGATGGTGTCCAGCCAGTCACCGGAGACATCCAGGCCCTTCTGGAATCCCGCGGTGATGATGTCCAGGGCGCTCGATGTGCTGTCGGCGAACCCCGTTCGGATCAGGGTCGCCGCCGAGCGGGACAGCTGCGCGGCGGTGGCTTCGGTGACTTGGCCGGCGCCCTGCAGTTGTTCGACGGTGCGCTGGATTTCGCCGTCATCCGAGCCCGAGGTGATCAGCCCGGCGCGCAGCGCCGCCTGCGCCACACCGAGGTTGTCCACGAATGAGGATCCGAAGTTGTTCGCGTACGCGTGTCCGGCCGCCGTCGCGAACTGTCCCATCGACCGCTCATCCAACCCCATGCGGGACTGGAACAGATCGGTGCTCGCTGTGGTGGCCATGCCGTCGCCGATGGCATCGGCGATCCGACTGCCCACAAGCACACCGACTGCCGTTAACCCCATCAGCGCGGCCCCAATGGGCCCACCAGCAGCCCCTAGACGCGCGATCGAGGCTGCCCCGCTGACGCCGTTGACGAATCCGCCCGAGAATCCGTCGGCCATGTCACGGCCTAGCTGGGCAGCTTGGCCGGCCTGGGCACGCATCCCGCCGATGATGCCGGTGTCGTTGCGTCGACCGGCCTCATCTGCGGCGGACTGGTACTCGCGGTAGGCCGCCGTGGCGTCGCGCACCGCGCGGGCCTCGGCGCGGCGTGCGGTCTCCACCTTCTCGGCCTGGCGGATGATCCGGGCGCCGTCGGCGTCGTTGTCACGCAGGCGCTGCAGCTGCGCCTCTTCGGATTTGAGTTTCCCGACCGCATCGGCAGCCTTGTCGTACGCGTCAGATGCCCGCTCGCCCATGCGCTTAAGGGACTGCTCGACATCCTTGGAGCTGCCCGCCAGCGCGTTCGCGAACTCGCGGCCCGCGTCCTTGCCTGCGTTCCCGAAGGTGCGGGTGGCATCGTCAGCGACCCGCTTCCATGACCGTTGATCGGCTGCAGCACCAACAGGGATATCGACAGACATTGCTCACCACCTCCTCATAGGTCACCAAAAACGTCGTCTAGCAACTCATCTCGCGCCGAGTCGATGAACTCGTTTTCGGCGGCATCCTGCTCGGCCTGCCTGCGCGCATCCAGCGGCGATGAGTACTTCGTGTACATGTATTCGTGTACGGTGCCCGCGTACTTGCTGGCGCGGTAGGCGGCCAGCTCGTTGTGGGTCTCGGCGATGATTTTCTGCATGAGGGTCCAGTCGCCGTCGCGTCCAAAGGGCGCCGGCGCATGGGTTTTGAATTCCGAGGTCTCAGGCAGTCGACGAATCAGCGCCAACAGGGCACGGCTGGAAAGCACCAAGGCGCCGCGCTCATCGCGGGTGCCCTGGTGCCAATCGGCGATCCGGATGCCGCGGAACCGTAGATCGGTCTCGATCTCTTCGGGCCAGCGGCACCACAGCGCAACAGCATCAATTACTTTTGGAGTCGATCTTCGTGCGCTCCTCCAGCTGGCGCTGCATCATCTTCCAGTGCACGTCGATCTGGCCGGGCACACCGCCCGCGGCCAGGAACTTGTCGTACGTGTTCTGCCCCATGAGCGCGATGCACAGCTGCTCGTCGGCGTCGAAGTCCTTGCCGTCCTTGAGGTATGGGTAGATGGTGCGCTCGATCTTCTTGCCGTCGATGAGTGGGTGGTCGACGAGCTCGGTGTCCAGTTCCTTCATGGTCCGCTGATAGTCGCGGTAGCGCTTGCGCTGCTCGGTGTCCAGGAATGCCGGGTTGGGCAGCTCCCACTGGCCGCCTTCGAGTTTGAACGGCACACCGGCCAAGAATCCGAGATAGTCCGCGGCCTGTTCGCGGGCCTTGCGGGGGTCGATGGGGTGGATGGCGTCGTCGTTGAGTTCGCCGGATTCGTTGGGCATGAGGGTTTCCTTTCGGGGCTTGCGGGGCTTGCGGGGCTTGAGAATTCGAGGGGCTGGTGGTGGTGCTCACCTGGCGGGCGCAGCCCCACGCCCGCCAGGTGAGGGCCTTACAGGACGGTGACCGCTGCGGACTTGGGCGTGTAGGCCACCGTGCCGTTGGTGCCCTTGACCTTGGCGCGGAACTTGGTCGCGCCGGGCGCCACTGACTTGACCTTGACGGTGGTGTTGCCGCCGGTCGAGGTGATGGCGCCGGGGGTGTCCAGGGTCGCGGGCAGCCACGTGGTGCCATCGTCGATGGTGCTTTCGGCGGTGATCTCGAACGGGTCGCCCGCACCGGTCGGGTCGGCGAACACGAACGACGCCTTGCCCGTGGTGCCCGCGGTGGCCACCGGCGCCGTAGTGCCGACGATCGGAACGCCGCCGATCGTGGTCCAGCCCTTGCCGCCGACCCACTCGCCGTCCAGACCCGGAATCAGGACGCTCGGGTTGCGCGGGTCCGGGATCAGGAAGAACGGATCGGGTTCGAGCGAGAACTCCAGCTCGGCGGCGTCGGCGTCCTCGGTGTCCATCTTGGCCGCACCGAGCTTGGTGAGCTTGCACAGCGGGATCGGCTCGACGGTGTACAGCTTGCCGCCCGCGCGCTGCCGGGCGCGCACCAGCAGCAGCTGGCGGGGCACGAAATCGGCCTCCAGCGGTGTGCCGACGAAGTAATCCTCCTGGCCAGCGTCCTCCACGAGCAGGTTGCCGTCCTCGTCCTGCAACGGCAGGTTGTTGCGCAGCCGCTTGATGAGTGGCTTGAGCGATTCGATCGGAGTGAGCTTCACCGTCTTCTCGATCTTGGTGATGTCCCGCTCGATCGGGAAGTACGACTGCAATATCTCCAACGGGCTGACATCGACCTTCGGCTCGCGCTCAGGGCCACCCTTTTTGGTGTTCGCGCCCATGAACAGCCAACCCTGGTTGGGCTCGGGGTTGGTGACCCAGTTGCCGCCGATCTTGCGCTGCGCGAACAGATCCGCGCGCAGCTTGCCGTCCGCTGCAAAGGGATTGAACACGTGCGGGCTGATGTCGGTTGCCGCACCGCGGTAGTCGCGGACCAGCACACCCACCAGGGGGCCGCGGATCGCGAAGCGGTTGTCGGTGTCATTGAATCCGCCGGCACTCCAATCGGCGCCGGTTTCGGGTTGCGTCATCTGACGCTCCTTTCAGAGGTGATGAACCGGAAAGGGTTCCGGCGATGAAAGTGCGGCATCGGGCCGCGACGCGATCGAGGGACCGCGACGATTAGATGAATGACAGACCGAGCTCGCAGATCGCCTTGAGGCGAAATACGTTGTCGGACTTGTACTCGCGCAGCACCGAGAGCTGCTGAAAGTCGAGATAGTCGATATTGGCGACGGTGCCGCCGGGCATGGGGATATCGACGATGTCGGCGCCGAGCAGCATGATCCGCTGATCTGTCTTGGCGCCCTCGCGGTGCGCTTCGGACAGGGTTGCACCGAAGGTGTGGATCGAGAGGACTGCGGTGCAGTAGAACAGGTTCGGATCGTAGGTGCCGTCGATCAGGTTGACCTGCCGGAACGGCAGCGGGTCGGCGGGTTTACGTTGCATCTCGCACGGGCCCAGCGGCGCCAGGTGCGCGAGCATCATCGCGATCGCGTTCGGGGGCGCCTGATCGTGTAGTTCGACGGTCATCCCTCGGGCCTGTTGATCACATCGTCGGCGCTGCCCCCGAATGCGATGGCGGTGCGGGCCGCGACCGCGAACTCCGGTGTGGGGCTCTCGCCGCCGGTGCCGTCTTCGATCCAGTGCGCCTTGAAATTGTCGTTGCTCACCACGGTCTGGTCGTCGGTGCCCTTGCCCTGCTTGACCTTCCACGCAGCACCGTAGTCCCCGTGATCAGCTGGTGAGATCGACTTGGCGTGTGCGGCCATCAGCGCGCCGACACGCTTCTTCTCGGCCTTGACCGCCGCGGAGTTGCCGATCTCCTCATCGATCGCCGACTGCGGAACACCCAGGGCCACCAACGGGTTGGGCGTGCGGTCCTTGGCCATCAGCCGCCCCTGCGCTGGCAGATACAGAACACGTGGTCTTCGCGTCCCTCGTCGTCGAACTCGAGAACGGCGTCGCCGACCATGCCGTGATCGCGGCCGAGGTGGCGAATGCGGTGCGCCGATCCGATGTCGGCGACAGCAATCGGCGCGGGGCCGCCGCTGCCGTCGACTGCTGGCACATGCCCGTCGAGGACGGGCAGGAACACCCAGGCTTGCTCGCTGGTTGTGGTGGTGATCGCCTGGTTGTCCTCGGCCGTGGACTGCACCTCGAACAGGCATTCATTCACCCACACAACGCATTCGGTCGTTTGAGGCTCACGGAATTCGTCTAGCACCGGTCGGCCCTGGTCGTCGAGGACCGGGACATCCCACACGATGCCGAGCCGCTGCCCGCCGAGCGTGTCCAACATCAGTAGTCACACTTCGGGAAGTGGCCGCGCGGCTTAGCGCGCAGCGAGATACCGAGCATGCGGCGGTGGCGGTCGGTGATGAACCGCTCGATGGCCGCCCGGTCGATCGATGCTTGTCTGGTGCGGTGACCGACGGTCTTGGTGAACGACGAGATCGGCCCGAACTCGCCGTACAGCATCGCGTCGCGGGTTACCTCGAACGCGACAACCTTGGCGGCCGGGTCGTCGTCGGCCACCCCGGGCTTGTTCTCCCGGATCCAGTCGTCGACAACCTTGAGTAGAGGCGTCGCCACCAGGGTCTCGGCTGCCGACAGCGGCCGGAACATGGCGGCGAACGCCTCTACGCCAAGGAAATCGGCCACGGCGCTAGTCCGTGGCCTCGATGAGCGCCCACAGGTCGTCCTTGTCCTGTGCTCCCAGCTCGTCACGGTCATACTTGCCGTGAGCCATCAGCCAGTCGACGAGAACGTCCTTTTTCGCGATCTTGAGCGGGCGGCCGTCAGCACGCAGCTGCGCCTCGTCCCCGTCATCGCCCTGGGGCTCCGCGGGATCGCTGTCGTCATCCCCCTCATCGGCGTCTGGGTCGGCTGAATCCGGTTCGTCCGCATCGCTTTCGCTTTCGGCCGACTCTTCGACCGGCAGCTTGACCCCGAGCGCGCCGACGTTGAGTCCACGCTCGACCTCGTCTTCGGTGAGGTCGACGGTGTCGCCGAAGAACGCACGGCGGCGCTTGCCTTCGGCGGTGACGTACTCCCACGTCGCCGCGGTGATCACATGTGCTGTCACAGTTGCCATGTCAGAAGCTCCTTCTCTGGTGGGCTGGGCCGAGACTGGCGGGGGTTTAGCCCGCCAGTCCGGTGACCTTCTTGACGGCGTATGGGTCGGTGACGCCCATGATGGGCAGCACCGAGGTTTGGACCCAGTTCTGTTTGGTCTTGGGCTCGCGCCAGGTTTCGGTCTGGAGCTGCTGCTCGTAGTCGAGGAACCCGACACCACCACGCACGGCGGCGTAGGCGGTGCCCGCGGTGACACGGTTCGACCGGAACATCGAGATTTCGCCGTCCCGCAGAATCGTGTCCAGTTCCGGGCCGTAGGCGATCCGCAGATCCGCGTATTGCTGCGGGTTGACGACCCACACGTTGTATGTGTAGCCGAGTTCCTCGACGTCAGCGGCGAGCTGCGCGTTGATGATGTCGGCGAACGGGCGTTCGTTGTTCGGGGTCGGCGTGGTGCCGGTCAGGGTGACGTTGCCCCAGTCGTGACCGGGGATCACTCCAGCGCCACCGAGGCTGGTGATCACCGCTTCCAGGACGGCGACGGTGCGCTGGTTGATCTTGCGTACCAACGTGTTCGCGAGCTGCCGTGTGAGGCGGTCCATCTGAGCGCGGTCGTTGCGCCGGATGGCCTCATCGGACATCCAGAACTTGCCACCCCAGTCCTCGGACTTGGCGACCTCGGGCTGCGTGCGTTCACCCTGCACGATGGTGTACTCGTCGGACGGGCCGCGCTGTTCCACATCGTTCTTGGTGTACAGCTCGTTGATGCGGATCACGTCGAAGATGATCGCGCCTGCCGTGGTGCTCGCTCCTGAGGACGAAAACAGTTCTGGGGCAATGAACTTCTGCAGCGTCAGGTCCGAGACCCGCTTGGTGATCCGGCCGGGCGACTGGTAGGCCAGGTCGACCGAGATCTGGTTGTTGTTGATGACCGGCGCACCCAGCGGGTACGCGACGGGAGAGGTTGCCATGATGGTTGCCTTTCCTAGTAGAGACTGATCTCGGCGTCGGCGCCATCGGCCGCCGCGGTGAGGGCGTAGCCGACGGCGACGCCGCTGGCCTTGGTCTTGGCCTTGCCGGCGGTGCCGACTTCGACCTCTGCGAATGCGGCGAGCGCACCCTCGGCGGTCACGTGGGTGACGCGCGAGTTGCCTCGTGCGACACCGACGATGTCGCCGACGGTGGGCTGGTCGTACTTGGAGACACCGCACGCCCGGCCCGCGGCGTCCGCGTGCGCGACGGCGATGTTTCCGTTCGAGCGGTTGCCGCTGATCTTGAGGAACCGCTTACCGATGACGGCGGCTGTGGCGCGGCCGGTGATGTCCCGGCCGGGCTCGTAGACGCCTACATTGTCGTTGGTCATGATCTATTCCTTCCCTTCGGAACTCGGCGCGGTGGGCGCGGAGTCAAACCAGCCGAGGTCGTCGGGCACGGGACCGTCTGCGGGTTGCTTGGAGTGGCCTGCCTCGGCGAGTGGGATCAGGCCGGGGGCGAGCGAGTCCAGGACGGCCTGGTGGCCTTCGCGGTCCGCCGCCATCGCTGCGAGGTGGTGCTCGCGGCGGGCGGGCGCGACCTTGCCGGCGCCGATCGCGGCGTCGACGATGCGTTCGTCGGACTCGCGCAACTGCTGTGCGCGGGCCTCGGCGCCCTGGCGGGCCTGGGCGACGGTCGCCTCGTACTGATCGGATTCGACCATCACGAGACCGAGTTCCTTGGCGCGGGCCGCGATCTGCTCGACGGTCGGCGCCTCGGGGGTGTTCGTCACGCTGGTGACGTCGGCGCGTTCGGCGAGAGCCTCGTCGAGCGCCTGCAATGTGGTCTCGTCGTCCGCGTCGGCGGCGATGCCGAGCTTCTGCGCGAGGCCCTCTTTCAGGGTGGGCACAATGTGCTCCTTTCCTTGGTTGACCTCGGCCTGCGCGGCAGAGGGGTTTGTGTGCGCGGTGCGCGCTTCGGCCCGCGACGCGAACGCGACGGCGGGTTTGTCGGTGGCGGCGCGAGCGGTGACGTACTCGACCTTGACGGCCTGCCCGTCGCCGAATTCCACAGAGCCATCCGCTGACACGCTGTACGGAACCCGCAGCAGCGAGTCGTCTTCGTCGTTCTGCACGATGAGCTCGGCGGGGTCGATGAACATCTCGCGGATCCACAGGGCCCAATGCTTTCCGGGTCCGTCGTAGTAACTGCGCCGAACGTCGTCGATCGACGTTCCGGCTGCCGCGGCGATACCTGCCATGGCGGTCTCCTCTGTTTCAGGTGCCTTGGTGTAGAGGTCGTACAACGATTCGAGAGTTCCGATTCCGGGTCGCATCACCCCGAGCAGCGCGACCGCATGCACCACGAACGGGTGCGTGTGGCCGAGCTGGCAGACGTAATCGCGCTGGAACTCTCCTGACCGGTCGGGGTAGGCCGACGCGATGACCGATCGGCCCTCAGAGTCGGCGGCGGCCAACCAGCTTGGGACACCGACGTAGTCGCCCAGAAGGGTCTGCCCGTCCTCGGAGAGCCGTAGCGCATCGACGAGCCCGATGGACGGGTCACCCTCGCCCGGTTCGCCCGTGTGACCGAACTTGAGCACCGGCCGGCGCACCGCGGGACAGTCGAGCGCGGCGACCGCGGCGGCCAAGTCGTCGGCGCTGGGATGCCAATCCATCGCATTCGAGATGTTCCAGTACCCGACGGATGCGATCTCGACACTCGGAATCGTCGCCAGCGCAGGGGCTTCGGGAACGTCTACCACAATGCGCCTTGCCGCGCGGCTGTCGCTGTCTGGACCGCGGGCGGCGACGGATCTTGGATCTCCGGGGGCTCTGCCTCGGCATCGTCCTGCGGCTCTTCGTCGTCGTGCGTGGGCCCCGGCAATCCAGCGGCCGATCGGATGAACGCCTCCAGACGCGGATCTGGGGTCAGCAGTCCGGAGTTGACGAGCATTTGCAGCGCCGCGGCGGTGGCGTCCTGACGCGAGCCGATCTCGTCGCACACGAGCAGCGGCGCCCGTTCGTCTTCGCCGAAGTTGATGTCGACCAGGTCTTCGACGATGTGTGCCTGCGCGGTGTCGCGGATGTCGTCGGCCACGGTCTGCACGGACTGCACGAATGTGTCGGCCTGGACGCTGGCCAGCGCGTACGAGCCGCCCTTGCCGTCCAGGTTCAGGAAGTGCGCCAACGCAACTAGGGCCATCTGGTGGTCGTGGTACTCGATCGCGCGCCGCGGGTCCATCGGCGTGCCCTGCGGCGACATGATGCCGGCCTCTTCGCCTTCGGTCAGGGCCAAGCCCGCGGACTCTCCACCGCTGTAGCTGGATGCGATGTCGAGCAGCTCGCCCATGCGTTCGTCGTCTTGGGAGTCAGTTTCGTTGCCCTTGATCCAGGGCACACCTATGCCGTGGCGGCGTGCCGCGGCGGCCTCGATGCGCATCAGCTCGTCTTTGAGCTTCCAGTGCTTGTACGCCGGCCGAAGCAGGCTGTTACCGATCCACACACCGGGGTCCGGTTCGTGCAGATACACCACCAGACGCTCCACCGGCAGCACCGAATCCAGTGGACCCGCAGTGGGTATCGCCATGCCGTTCGGTGTCACGGTGAACGCGCTGGCGGGCTGCTGCTCGATCGACACCAGGCCCCCGTCGCGGGCCACATTCCACTTCGAGATCGTCGCCTGTGGCCGCGGGGCCAGCTTGCGCAGCACCGCCCGTGCGTTCGCGCCTTCGCCTTCGATCCGATACACCTGCTCGAACACCGCATGCCCGTACCGCAGCGACATGAGCGCCTGCTGTAGGTGCTTATCCCACGAGAATCGGCCGCGCGAACGCCCCACAGTCCGAGCCGACGCCGGTTTCTTGTCGTCGGTGTCCTCGGCGCCCTCGACAGGTAGACCCAGGTTTCGGGCGACGAAGTCGACAACGTCGTCGCGGGCACCGTTGGGCCGGATACGCCAGGTGGTACGGCGGATCGGTAGCCCAATCGCCCTGAGCACCGAGGAGATTCGTGCGTCCTCGCGCACCATGCGCGTGTACGTCCACACCGACAGCGGCCAGATGAGGTCCGTGGTCCGCTCGAACTGGTCCAGGGGCCCACCCCAGCCCATCGAGCCGGCCGAGCTGACAACGTACCCCTTCTCGGTGCGCGGGGCGGCGGTCCTTTTCGGCGCGTTCTGATCGGCCATCGTCGCCCCCTTTCTCAGAATGTGGCGGTCATCGCGTCGAATTCGGCGCGATCTGTACGTGATTGGCGGCCAGCGGATCCGCCGGTGCGTGCCCGTGCGGTTGGTCGTTTGGGCTTGGTTGCGAACTTGCGTAGCGCCCAGTGCGCCAGTGACGCCCCGATGATCGGACCGGACACTCCGTTGTCGTCGTCGGCCCATACCGGGTCGCCGCCGGGTAGTTCGCGGATCGTGGCCGAGGCCACCGAGTCGTTGAGGATCACCTGATCCGAATGCGACAGCTTGCGCCCGAGTGCGTCGTCGAGGAATCCACGGAAGCCCGCGGTGACGTCGGGGGCGTTGGTGGTGGTGACCTCGATGCCGGCAGCCTCCAGCAGCGGCACCAGCACCATGGCTTCGTTCTTCTTATCGATCACCAGCGCAACGGGATTCCACTCGGTGACCTTGGTGATCAGATACTCGGCGATGTCGGTGTGCTCGCCGGTGCGCATGGGGCCGACCTCGATGTGGATCAGTCCGTCGCCGGTGCTCTGCGCCGCCACGATGGTCCACACGTTTCGGCGTCGAGCTCGGTGCACCGCGATCGTTCGGGATCCCACCAGCGTTGCGTTCGGGTTGGCCATGTCGTTCCACACCGCCTCGGGGATCGGTGAACCGATCTCTTCCTCGTCGGGCGGGTAGTCGCCCCAGCCCAGGTAGTCGGCGTCGAAGATCGCCCGCTGCTCTACCGTTTTGGCCTTCTGCAGCTTGGAGCGGATCTCGCGCTCGTTCGTGGCGACCCCGTACGAGGGCTGCGCGAGCTCCCACGCCTCGACGCTGGTGCGTTCCATCTCCCGAGGCGCGGCGTAGAGGGCGTAGTACAGGTCAGGGGCGCGGCTATGGCCCAGTCGGTGCAGACCGGCAAGGCTGTGGCACTTCGGGTGCTTGGACGCCACCGGCGCCGTCGAGATGTAGATGGTCTGCGGGTTCTTGGCGGCCGACTGCGAACCGGTGAGGTTCTGCTCCTCCCCCGGGTCCACGTCGTACGCCTCGTCGATGATCAGCAGATCGATTTCGGTGTAGCCTCGCCCGAAATCCTGCGAGCGGGGTCCGAATTCGACCTCGCACACGATCTGCCCGGTGTCGGGGTCCTTGAGCTTGATGACCCCGCGGTTGCCGCCCTTGGATGGCTTCTCAGCCAGTCGGGACTTGAGCCATGGAACCCGGTCGATCACCGCGCATACGCGCCTGAACACGTCGTACGCCGTCGACCACCGCTGGGCCGTGTAGATGATCCGCTTGGAGCGGAGCACGTACATGTGGAACAAGATCAGCAGCACTATTAGCAGGGTCTTGCCTTGCTGCCGTGTGCATTCGATGCACACGTCGCGGTGCGTCCATAGGCTGACCGGTTCGCGGCCCTCGTGCGCGGCGTCCTCCACCTCGTCGGCGGTCGGCGCCTGTACCGACAGGATCGCCTGCAGCGAGCGCCACTGCCACGGCATGGGGCGCAACCCGATATCGAATCCGAACCGCCCGCACCGATCGGCCTGCGCCGACTCATCGCCGGGATGCCGCGACTCGAATTCCGGCATCTGCCGGCCCTTGAGCCGCGGCCACGACCCCACCCACTTGGGCCACACCAGCCGCTTCGAGCGGCTAGTACTTGGCGAGAGGGTCGCCGTTGCCATTCGGGCTGCTCGGGGCTTTGGCGCGGTGGCGCTGGACCTCGGCGATGAGCTTGCGCAACTGCTCGGCCTGCTGCCGGTGTTGCACCAGGACGTTGTTCACGCCAACCTCCACGGTCTTCACACCGATATCGACCTTGATCCACGCGTCGCGGTCACCGTTGAGCAGCGCGGTCAGCCGTTCCAGGAAATCGGCGGTCTGCCCGGCGAGCTCGATCAGGTATTGCAGCGAGTACGGATCGCCTTCTTTCGACAACTCCGCAATAAGACGCTGACCTGCAGTTTTCTCCGGTTCAGACTTGGCGGCAGCCCTCTTAGCGGAAGCCTTTGCTGACTTTGCTGCCTTCTTTGCCGCCCTGGGAGCTGTCGTCATGTTTCGCACCCTCGAAAAAAAATCCTGACGGGACCTCCAGGGGTCAGGGTGGGTACCCGGCATGAATATTTTCGGGGGGTGGGGTGTTGTCGCTGGTCAGGGGTGGTTTTGGTGGTTGTATCGGTGCTGGTCGGGGTGTTGTGGGTGTGGTTGGGGCTGTTCACCATGCCATTACCCCTTGCTGGGCTTTGCTGTCGGGGTTGTCGTGTTTGCTGGATTGCTGTTGTTGGGCGTACCAGTGTTTGGCTGCTTGTGCCATCTGCCACGGTCGCTCGGTCTTGCAGCGTGCGAGCACCACTGCCTGTCCTGGGTCGATGGTGATGATGTGGGCTCCTGCTGCCTGGTATCGGGCGAGTAGTGCTGTGCCGGGCATGGAGTGGATCAGGTACACGTCGTGCTGTGCGGTGAGCTGTAGGGCGGTGTCGATCGCTGCCTGTCGTGCTGCCTTGACGACGGCGCGTACGTGCTGCGGTGGGTCGTGTGGGTCACCGCCGGTGGGTGTGAGCACCGAGGCGATGGCGTCGTAGTCGATGGTGATGTCGCCGTGCTTGGCGTGTTGTCGTACCCATGTGGACTTGCCGGCCGCTGGTGGGCCGGTGACGAGGTAGAGGGTCACCAGTCCATCGCGAGGTTGGTGGTGTCAGCTGTGGGCTGTGGGGCTGTGCCCTTGGGTGTCCACTGGCTGGGGTGGATGCCTTGCACTACTGGGCGTATGTGGTCCCAACGGCCGTCTTGGCGTTGGGAGTTGCAGGTGCCGTGCAGTAGTCGGTCGGCGAGGTGGCCGCCGTGGACGCGGGGCACGCTGTGATCACCGGCGAGTTGCTTGGCGTCCCAGTTGCGGGCCTTGTCGCGGAACATGGCCAGTCCGCACCACCAGCACAGCGTGCCCTCGATGAGCCTGCGGAGTAGGAGGGCGACGGCCTGCTGGTGACGCCAGCCAAGACCACGGTCTGTGGTGTTGGCCTTACGGCCCGACCTCGGCACCATCGATTGCCTTGGGCGCCGAGGCATCCACCTGGTACAGGGTCGCGCCGGAGAGACCGGCGAGGAGCGCGATCTGCTGGTCTACATCGGCGGACAGCGAGGACGCACCGCTGATGTAGATGGCCGAGACCTGGGCAATCCCACGCAAGCTGCCATTACGAATGGACATCGGGGATGCCAGCACCGCGTCAGCAAGATCCAGCACGTCGACCAGCTTCTCTGCGTCCGGGATGGTTTCAGCGACGACCACAGGCCGTGTGGCGGACCGCGCCTCCAGTGAGACAGGACCGACCAGGATGGTCATGGTCACCGCGTTAAACGATGCGCCAGCCCTCTCGACTCGGACACTGCCCTTGCGGATCGGATACGGGAACTCGTCGTCGCCGATGTACACGCGACCACGCGCGGTGACGCGGAACGGCTTACGTCCGTTCTCACGTAACTGTTCTGGCGTAATGGCACTCACAAGCGCACCGCCTCGGCGGCTGCAGGTGGCGCCGCGGGCGGCGGTGTGACCCTTGCGGGCACTCCGGTCGGGTTCGGGTTGCCGATTCCGTCGGCTTCCATCGTGAACCCGCCAGCGCGCGTGGTGATCGTGATCGTGATGTCCCCTGTAGGCAGCCCGGCCATGGCGGGCGCTGCCACATTGGCCACAGCGCCCATGACCGCCAAACCCCATGGCTGCCCGCCGCTCTGGCTCCGCAGGTCTGGGATGTCCGGCGGGGTATCGCGCCAGGTGCCGGGGTCGGCGTCCATCAGGGTCTTGCCGTCGACGGTGATCTTGATATGGCTCATGGGGCTAGAAACTTTCGTAGTTGGCGGGCGTCGATCGTCACGTCATCGGTCTTGCCGACGGTCAGCACCATCAACGGCGCCTTGCGCTGCAGGTCTCCGCGGTCGTAGAGCGTGATGATGCGGGTTCCGTCTGGGGCTTCTGCGGCGTCCTGACGCAGCTGTGCCGCATCGGCTTTCGTGAGTACGTCGAATTCGCCATCGATGACCGACTCGATGGCCTCGGCCCACAATTTCGCGGCTTCGCCGACCATTTCCTTGGCTTGCGCATCGGACATGCCGACGGCGCGGAATCCGGGAATCGGGATGGGACGCGGCTCCCTGGTGCTGTCGCCAGGGTGTAGCAGAGTGCCGGAAGCGAACGTGCGCGTCAGCAGATCGATAAGGGGTTGGTTGGGCATCAGCGGCCGAACCTGCGCAGTAGTCGACGCCACCACGGCGCCCTACTCGCGATCGCTCCTGCGGTGTTAGGCAAAGCGGGAGCGGCACAGGCGATTCCGTCAAGGATCTTGATCGCCCAAGAGTTCTCGAATGCGGCGGCAGCCACCCGGCCAGCCGAGCCGAACCTTTCGTACACATCGTGCTCGCGCTGTCTGGCGGCGTCCAGATCACGCTGGGCTCTGGCGACGCGTTTCTGCGCCGTCACGTATTGGGAGTTAGGCGTCGGATCGATCCTGTTCGCCGTGCGGCGCAGTGCACGGGCGATCTTGCGTTTCATGGTGACCTCCCCTGGGGCTTGGGGTAGATACGACAAAACCCCTGGTCGCAGATGTTTCGCGTCTCAGGGGTTCGTCATGTGGGCACAGCTACGCCGGTCAGAAGGTAACGCATGCGCGCACAAAAGCATGCGCGACGCGCCGAGATTACATCGACGCTAGGAGGTCCACTGCTCCAGGTTCTTCACAGGGTTGACGCTGCCCTTTGGGACTCCAGGCTGCCGCCCAACGCCGCTCACGTGGGACCAACCACCGGCCGGGATGAACGTCACTCGCGACTCGCTGTCATCCCAGATGCCGAGTACACCGCCGGGGAGGAAAGCGAATGCGTCGTCATCGTTGAAGTCCAACGGAGTGTCCTTATCGACAACGTTGGGATCAGCGAATAGCGAACCTGGTGGAACGGTCACTCGGAAGGTCATGGCGACAGCCTACGGAGCGAGTGCGCAGCCAGCAGTGCGTTAGCCAGTGCTGGCGCGTCCTGGACGGGTAGCCGGGCCGGGACGTTGACGATGGCGATCTCGTCGCCGCGCGGGCCGATGCGGACCTCACCGTCGGACCATGGCTGTGCTGTGACCGGGACGCGGATGGTTCGACGTCCAGCGTCGTCGATGTCGACATTGGGGAGTTTGACGATTAGGTAGCCGTCGGATTTGAGGCTGCCGGGCAGGACAGCGGCGATGAGGTCGGCGACGTGTTCCTGGGAGTGGGTGACGTGCTCTGTCTTGCCGGTGAACCGCTCGGTGATGGTCGCGCCGAGTAGGTTGGGTATGCGCTCGATGGCCTGGCTGATGGCGGTGCGTACGTTCATTCGCCAGTTCTACGCCGGGTGTCCGACATTGCCCGAGAGCATGGAGACGCAGAACAACCACGAGCATTTGCGCAGAACCCCGACCTAGAGGCCGGTATTTCCGCAGGTCAGTTGCACGGCCGGCGGTCGATTGGTGTAGCCCAGTCTTAGTCAACACGCGTGATTTGGTGCGCGGCATCTACGGGTAGGTGCGAGTAGCGTCAAATCTGGCAATTCCTGATCCACCAGTGTGGCCTGGAGGATCCGCACGAACGGGGAAACCCGGTACGCGCGGACGCCCAGTTCACACCGATCGGAAAGGAGTTTGTCATGGCTCGTCGAAAACGAAGAGCCGCACCAGACTGGATCACTCTTGTGGTCAATCTGGTACGGCTCGCCGTAATCCTCGTTCCAATAGTCAAGCCCTGGTTCTGAACCGGGTTGGTCGCCGAGTACCAGTCGGTGACCGGGGCCGATCGGGTTCATCCGATCGGCCTTAACTATTTTCCTCGTGCAATCCGAATAAATGGCTTGCCACTTAATGGACTGTACTGCACTTTGGTGGCAATCCAAGTCAAGTCCGCTTGACTTGACAAAACCGCTACCAAAGCCACTGTTCTTACGCTTGTTTTCCCTGCATATCGGGCGTGTCGCCGCGATATGCAGGGGGCTCTGTTCACTCGCGGACAGCTGCTCAGTAGCCGCCTGCCCAGCGTGGTTTGGTGTCTCGCGGCCAACTCACCGTGAAACAGGTCTTGCCTCGATCGTCGCGGCTGGTCTTAGAGACCTCCGGCAGAACGGGCATATATGGCATGCCGATTGATCCGCCGACTCCGGGGTTGAGGCGTTTGTCGAGTCTTTCGGCTGTCTGGTCTCGGAGGTATTCGAGGTCGATTGCCGTGAAGATTCTGGTCTGCGCGGCGATCGCTTCTGCCCCGCTGTCGTAGCAGTGCGGGCCTCCGTCGAGCAGGTTCAGTAGCGGCTCGTATGAGCTCGATACCTTGTCACGTTGCGCGGCAATGTCGTCGATCTTGGTTTCCAGATTCATGGAGTGGACGATCAGCACGATGATCATGGCGAACCCGATCACGATCACAGCGATCATGGCTTTGATGCCATCTCCGTTGTTCTTTGCAACCTCGGCCGCGAGATTGTCGAATTCGGACCTGGCCACAGTGTCAGGAGCGGGCGCGGCGTCATCATCCTCTGCCTTGCTCTCTGGTTCGTCGGTCATTGGCCGAATCCGTACGTCAGGGTGAAGCAGACGCGGCCGTCTCGGTTCTCAACTTTCGAGATCGACGGGTCCATCGCCAACGGCCCTTCCGGCGGGATCATGCTGTACGGCCGGTCGCGCTCGGCGATCCAGCGGGAAAGCCTGGTGTTGACGCCGTCGACGGCCGCCGCGTCGAGTATCCGCACCTGCGCGGCAACGGCTTCCACACTGGTGTCGAAACAGCGGTCGCCCTTCTTGAGAAGGTCCGACGTGGGGATATTGGAGACCGATATCGCGTCCGTCTTCTTGGCTGTTTCGTCGAACTTGCCTTGTGCGTATCCGATATAGCCCAGCAGTCCCAAGGCCAATCCTGCGATCACGGCGCCGAGAATCGACGAGGTGATCCGATGGGTGTTCTCCAGCGAGGCGATGCGGCCGAGTAGTTTCTCGTGTTCGGCCCTGGTGATCGGTACGTCTGCCTCCGACTCCGTGTCTCGGTTCAATTCTCACCCCTCCTGTTTGCCCTACGTCGGGTCATGTGTGTGTGCTTGATTCTGCCTTCTGCGCAGAGCCCAGGCCACAGGTTCCGCCGCCGTTCTCACAATCTGCGGGCAGCCCGCGCATACGATTGCGGCGGGACCATCAGAGTCCACAGAAAAGGGGCGGTAGCAATGCAGATTGGCAATATCAGGTCCTTCGAGCTCGCGGACGGCGAGGCGGTCCGCGACGTGGAGTCCGTCGAGGTGCTCGATAACGGCACATTGAAGGTCGTTAGGAAGCTCCACAACGTGAGCCGCATTCCGGTACGCGAGATCTCGTACCTTGCGCCTCATGCCTGGAAGCGAATCGTCCTGGATCTGCACACGCTCTTGATCCGCGCGAGCGAGCGGAACGACGAGACGCTCGTCGGTGTCACCCGCGCACAGATCAAGGAAGAGGTGTTCGGCAGGCTGACCGCCGACGGTGTCGCTGACGGTAATGCGCGCGCATATGCCGAGAAGGTGGCGCGGGGAGACGACGACCTGCGACACGCAGGCAAGAGCAACTACATTTTTCAGATCTTCTAACGCTGCGCCAGTTGGGTCTTACGCCATTGGTCGAAGCACATCCCGTGGGTGAGGCGCATTGATCGCAGGCGCCGGAACTGGAGATAGAGGTCGATCTCGCTGGCCTGGTACACGTCCTTGCCGTCTTTGCGGTGGATGACGCGTAGATTGTTGCGCCGCACCCAGTCTCGGATCGATTGGGGCGTAACACAGTGTTCGTTGGCGAGTTCAATTGCGGTGTACCAGCTGTCGGGGTCCAGTGGTGTTCGGTTCCCGACGAGCCATTCGATACCTTCGCCGACGAGCCGGTTGACGCTGGCCTGTGCAGCCGCCGGGTCGATTGCGGCTAGCTCATTCTTGAGGAGGTGCGCGACGCGGCGGGCTTCGTCGAGGGCGCCGAGACCGCGCATCGGCTTGGGTTTCGCAGTCACTTCTTGGGCTCCTTGTCGGCGGGTTCTGGCATGCTGAGGATGTCGCCCAACAGGCCGACGAGCTGTCCGGGTGTGAACCGCAGATCGGTGTCGCCCATTTCGGCGAATCCGTCATTGAGTCGTTTCAGCGCCGCAAGTTTCAACTTCGCGTGCTCCAGCTCGCGCATTTCGTCCTCTTCCTTTTGTCGCACCAGTTCACGGTTTAGTTCGGCGTAGGCGTTGTCGGTCCAGTCCTTTTTGCAGTTGGGACAAGTGACCTGGTAGCCCTGCTGCACGAGTGCGGGTGATCCGCATGAGGCGCACCCGTATGACAGCCTGATTCGGGATGAGTCGGTGTCGCCTCCGAGAGCGGCCACGCATCGGCGGTGCAGGTTGACCAGTTCCAGGGCGATGGTGACGCCGCTGCGATGCATGACGCGGCGTTCGGTTCCGTTGACCCACACTTCTTCTGGGAGTGCTGGGGAGGCGAGCAGCTTGGGGACGTTCGCGGCGACCGCGCGAGCACATGTTGTGACCACGTGTGCGTCGGCGCCCTCGGGCGGCACGGTGATACGGGTTGTGGACGCGACGAGCTCGGCGCGGATCTCGGACATGAGTGCGTCGTAGCGGGTGTTGAACGGGATCGGCGCCGACGCGGTACCGCGCACCCGCGGTCCTGGTGCGCCCTGCGCGGGCCCGTCACCCATAGCGGCCTGCAATCTGCCGTAGTCGCCCGGTAGATCCTCGGCCGCGCGCCGCACGTCGGCAGCGCACCGCCGGCACAGGGTGTTCGGCTTCTCAGTGAGGGCGGGTTCGCGGCGCTGCCGGCCTCGTTCCTCGACGAGCCGGAAGTCGCGGCAGTTCTTGCCGGACAGACACTTATGGGTGACGTCGACAGCGGTGGTCACGCGCACTCCCCTCTGTGGATGCACCAGCAGGCCGGGCACACCTCGCCGATCGGGCCGGACTCGTCGGGGCAGTCAACATGGACGAGCTCGTCGTCCTCGTAACCCACCCACTGCCCAGGTTGGATCTTCTGGTCGCAGCCACCGCAGCGGCCTATGTAGCGCGCCTGGAAGGTTCGCCACCCACTCAGATCGGGTCCGGTTGCAATGCTCATCGTGGACTCTCCTCGGTACTAGCTTTCAGCCTGGCGATACACGGAAATGCTTTTTGCACCTTGGCACCTGGGAAGTGGCAGCGTTCACCCGCTTCCGCCTGACATGAGCGGCAGTCGCGTTTGATCGCGTCGTTCACGTCGTACGGGCCGGGTTTGTCGCGGCGGCCGGTGTCTTCCGCGAAATCGCTCACCGCCACCACCGCCTGAACAGCTGCCGAATCTGTTTGTCGGTCAGGATCACCAGCGGGTCGTAGACCCTGACTACTCGGGCGGATGGACATCCCCAGGACGGCACCGGGTCGTGTTCGGAGCGGTCGACGAGCTCGCCGATCGGTTCGACGACGTACAGCCCACCGCGCGGGTATCCGGCAGCATAGATCCGGGCGTAGTCACGGTCGGTGGTGACGTACACCAGACTCGGGTCGTTGTCGTCAGTGTCGAGCGGTTCACCGCGACGGCGGGCCTCGCACGTGGGGCAGCCGTCGACGAGGTGCGCGGTCCCTGTGGTGGGTTCGATTATGTCGCCGGGCCGCAGACCGGGTGCACCACCGTGGAAGTACCTCATAGCGGCACAACCCGGAACACCGACGCTGTCGGCACACCGCAGCAGTAGCACGGGATGTCCGCGTCATGCGCGACCAGCTCGGCTAGTTCGATCTTGTGGCGGTCGCAAAGAGCCTCGACGATGACCTCGCATACACCAGCGCCGTGGTCAAAGATGTGCACACGTGCCGCCCATCTGGCCTGTGAGCCACAGCGGGGGCTGTTGTCGCGCTCCTGGTACTCACAAGCCGTGGCGGGCATCGCGCCGACGAGGTCGGTGAAATCGACCCTGGGACGCTCTAGGACGCCTGTGTTGCCCTCGAATCGGTGTTGTGCGGTCATCGTGCCGCCCTTCCCTGGTTTGTGGCGCTGTGGACGAGCTGGAGGGCGGGATGGTCGCATTTGATGGCTTGGTCGTCTGGTGAGTCGAGTCGCCAGCCGGTCCCGTCGCAGACCTTGCAGTCGCGGCGGCGTTGGATGGCGTCGTTGCGTTCGTTCGTCGCTCGGTCGGCCTGATCGGCGTCCCAGCGCTCACGGGCTTCGCGGTGACGCTGGCATGCACGACAGGGCTTGTCGGTTCCCTCTGGGTGTTTGGGGCAAAATTCGGGGGGTGGCGCGCAGCGCTCGGAAGCCGTGAGGGCTGTGGATGGTTCAGGGTTTCCCGAATGTCTCGCCGCACCCTGCTCCTCTGCTCCCCTCCTCCCCTGTTCCTCTGTTCCCCTGTTCCTCTGTTCCCCTGTTCCAGGCGCGAGGCTCTCGAGAGACTTTCGCGAGGGTTTCGTGGAACCGCGTGAATTGGAGGGTTTTTCGCTGGTAGAACGGGCAATCGTGCCGTCGGGCAGCGGATATCGGGGTGCGTTCGGGTGATCGATGCGTTGATGCTCGGCCCACCCGTTGACGAACAGATATGAGCGTCCGTCAACGTCGTACCGGGCGATGCGGCCTGCTTCGGCAAGTTGCCGCAATCCTCCCGAAACTCTCGCGAATGTCTCGCTAGGGTCTCGCTCTACGTCGTCTGCGAAAAGATCCGCGGCGATCAACGCCACCCGATCAACACCCACCCCGTTGTCGTCCACGTAAGACCACAACCCGATGAACAACAGTCGCGTGGCCCAGTCCTCGATCGCGCTGATGTCCTGCGAGCGCCAGAACTCGGGCTTGATGGAACGAATACGCATCTACTTCTCCTGATTCGTCGTTTCACGCATGGGACCGGTTACCGTTTCGGCGCCGTGGTCGGGGGCAGTTGGGGTGGTGGCCTTGCCGGCGTTTGTGCCAGCCGCAGTGTTCGCAGCGGCCAAGCTCGCGGCACTCATCGGAGGTGAACAGCACCCGGATTCGCTCACGCATTGGCCACCGGCTGTTCATCGATGACATCGAGCGCCTTGTGGACGAGCGTCCAGGGACCGTCGCCGTACCGGTGCTCGACGACCACCGTGTGCCAGGTTCCATCACACTTGGCCTGCACGACATAGGTGTTCACGTCATCGGGTAGCGGTCGCCTGGGCGTGGTGCGTTGAATCGTCATACCCTCGCCAATCGATTGACCATTGACGTGTAGATCGAAATGAAGCGTCACCGCACCCCCTCGAATAGCGAATCCATCTGCGCTTCAAGAGCTGCCGTACGCGTCTGCTGGCGGGTCTGCGCGTGGTGCTCGGCGTCGTAGTGCAGATGGCACCCCTGGCACATCGCGCGCAGGTTCTCGTCGCGGCAGTCCTCGGGTGTGTGGTTCAGGTGCGCGACGGTGAGCACGACGCGGCTGCCGGTGCCGTAGGCGGGCTGTCCGTTGACGTTCGGGCAGCGGCCCGTGTGGGTACCGCGTCCGCATTCGCCCTCGCACTCGCAACGGCCGCCGGCGCGGTCGAAGCGAATCCGGCGGCTCACGCCCCGCCAGTCCTTGGGGTATCGGTCGCGGTTCTCCGGACGGATGGGCATTACGCCACTGCCTGGAGCCGTGCGAGGATGTCAGCGGGCGGGGTCCAGAGACCCAGCGCCCCGCGGCAACGCGGTTGTGTATTCAGTGGAATCGGGCGCGGGTTGGCCAACACGAGGTGGTACCCGCCCCAGAGCAGCTCTCCCCAGTCGCTCCCGCAGCAGAACGGCGCAGACTGGTGCACCTCAACCAGATCGACCACGCCGAGAATCACTCCGTAGTCGAATACCCGCGGTGCGGTTACCCATTCGGGTGCATGCATCGGCAGTCGCGCCAACGCTGTCTCGTCGGCCTTGAGTGCTGCGTGGATAGCGACGGGCCCGCGGTACTTCCCGGCTATGTTGCGGGTGCGGTTCTCAATGTCTTTGCCCTGATTGATGATCTGCCACGCCCACGGCTGACGAACGGTGAGTGCCCTCATTGGTTCCACCTTTCTGCGCATGTCTTGCAACGGATTTCGTCTCGGCGTTTTGCCATGAGTTCGTCTGCCAGGATCAAGTCGCCGCAGCCCGCGCACGGGCCGCTCTCCTTGGGTGTGGCGTAGTAGCGGTAGATCGGCTCGTCGATCTCGATCAAGTCCGGGGCGCTCATGCTGCCCCCTTGCGTCGTAGTTGCGTCTTCACCGAGTCCAACTGGATACCCATCGCCGTCGCGATCTGCGCGTCATCCGAACAGACCCATTGGTGGTCCTCGTATTCCTGCATCCATGTCGACTTCGCGCCTAGATCCGCCGTGGCACTGGGGTCGTCGATGGTGTCTTCATCCCAAGCGAAGGGCGGCGCCCAGCCGTCTCGGCGTCCGAGTGTCCGCATCCGCTGTGACGGGCCAGGGGTCATCTGGAGCCGGTCGAACAGCGCAGCGACATCGTGGGCGAATCCCGCAGCTACCGACGTCTGGCGCAGCCGGTTCGACAGGTTCGACGGATGCATGTTCAGCTGCGCAGCGAGCACAGGAACCGACCAGCCGGTCGCCATGAGCGCACGAATACGGCGGATTGTTCCCGTCGCATCGACTCTGCCGGCGCCGCCGAACTGGCGCGGTACCGGGATCGCGAGGATGGCTTCGGCCGTGGGCTTCTGCACTTTGGTGCGCGCACCGTCTCTGATCAACATGATGGCGCGGCGTGTGATGCCCGCCAGTGCCGCCATCTCGGTCCACGAACGACCTGCCGCGTGCAGGCGCCTCAGATGTTGCATGACCGGCCGGGCATCGACATAGGCGGTGTCCGCGGCTTTGTAGTGCGGGTTGCACAGCCAGCGCCGTCTGCGGATACCGGCGCGGTGGCAGTTGGGGCGAGCGCACTTCATGCCGCCACCACGTTTCCGTCGTTGTCTAGCAGCACGTTCCGCTCATGCCGATACAACACCTTGACCGTGGTGGGGTCTGCCGTCTGCGCCACGATGAACCCGAGCTTGCGGGCCTGTCCACGCTCCCCGGTTTCCAGGAAGTTGTGGCACCACGGGCACGCCATCAGCCCGTTACCCGCCAGCCGCGACGCGCGGCGCTTCGTGCCACCCATCCCGCGCGGGCGACGATGATGGGCCTGCAAAGCGAACGTCACCTCGTCGCGGGTCTGACACACGTCCGGCCACTGCACCTCACACACCCACCCACAGCGCTGCAACATGATCTCCATGGCCTCGTCGGTGAACTCGGCAGTCATGCGCGCGCCTCGTCGACTAGGCTCTCGACACCCACGGTGATCAGGTCGCGCGACGATGGCGGGGTGACCGCGTTTCCGGCCTGGCGTGCCTGCTCACGCCGGTTGCCCTTGATCACGTAGTCGGCCGGGAAGTCCATAGAGCGCTTGAGTTCCCGTGGTTCCAGCATGCGGAACCGAACGTCGTCAAGGTTGAACGTCGGGCGCTCGGCCGCAAATAGCGATTGGTGCCCTTCGGTGGTCAGGGTCCGCATTGGCTCGGCTGCCGGTGTGACCATCTGGGCCGGGTTGCCGCGCGGGGTGTTGTTGCGAATCAGCAGCGCGTGCCGCTCGATCGCGGTCACCGTTGACAGCGGGTCGCCAGCGGGCCGCGTGGCGCCGTTTCCGTAGTAGGTGGTCACCAGGCCGTGGTGGAATCCCGACGCGGTGACGGTCGATAGCGGCTCGGAAATAGCGCGGACATCGCTGCTGCCTCCGCGCAGCTCGGCCATGAATGCCAACCCGGTCTCGTTGCGAGTGGTGATGGTGCGCATCGGATCTGATACCGGCTGTGCCTGCTTGCCCTCGCGCCCCTCGACTGGGATCGCCAGTGCCTTGGTGGTCTCGTTGGCCGTGACAGTCGACAACGGCTCATCCAAACCGCGCACGCGGTATTCGTGCCGACGCTCAACGATGAACGGCACCCAGTAGCGCTCGATGCCGGCCCGGATACGCGCCATGGTCTTCTCGGCGAGGGGCTTCTCGCGGTCACCGAGACGCTTCCCGAGTAGTGACCAGTCGATGATCTCGGCGGCAGCGCGTACGGCGGGTTCGACTACCTGGTTGCGGCACTTGACGTTAGGGCACCGGTAGACGTACTGCTGGCGGTAGCGGCCGACGGTGTTGCCGGGCTTCTTGAATACCTGCATGGCCAGGATGGGCCCACAGTCGGGGCAGATCGCCCGGGGCCGGACAACGCGCTCAAGATCGGGGGCTCGGCTGGCGCGACGCCAGAACACGACGTACAGGCGGTCTCGGGACTGCGGTGCACCGGGCCCGCCGAGTTGGGCGTGCATCGAATTCAGCATCACGAGCCGGTGGTTGTAGCCGAGGCTTTCCATCGCCGCCAGCCAGGCATGGAACGGCGCCCACTTGGCCGCCTCGACGACGTTCTCGACGAACACCACTTCATAGCGGTGATACTCCGAGAACCGCACTACATCCCACATAGTTGCGCGCGAACGCTCGGAGGCTTCGTCGGGCAGCGACTCGCCGAACAGGTCGGGTTGCGCGTCAATCCGCTTGATTCCCTTGGCCTGCGAGTGGTTCGTGCATTCGGGCGAGAACCACCCGAATGTCGTCTTGGGGAAGTACTTGGGGTGGATCTGCGACAGGTCCGCGCAATAGTGGTCCGCGTCGGGGTGGTTCTCGTTGTGTGTTTCCACTGCCAGCTGCCAGTGGTTGGCGGCTGCCCGGACGGACACACCCGGAACCTGAATGGCCCCGGTGCTGGAACCACCAGCACCGCAAAAGAAGTCCGTCATCGAAATGTGTGTGCTCATGCTCCGCTTACGTCTCCGAGTCGTTGGTGGGTGGCGCTGGGCCACACGGCCTGCTGCGCGAGCTGGCATCCGTGGCATAGATCGCGAATGCGGTCGGTACCGAACTCGCGTGAGCAGCGCTGGCAGATGAGCCTGACGCCGCCGTTACTCATCGGAGGCCGGTTGGTCGGCGGCGGGTTCGGTTGGCGTCTGGATGCTCTCGGCGCGCTGGAAAATCGCGGCTTGCACCGTGGGGCCGTCATCCAGTCCGGTGTTCAGCAGCTCCGCGGCCTTGGCTTCGCGCCATATCTCGGTCAACTCGTCCTTGGACTGCGCTGCGCCGATCGCCTCCAAGAGGTCGAACACGCGGTCCTGCACCGAGGTCAGTTCCCGCACGTGTGCGGTCTTGGGGTCGCAGCGCAGGATGTCAAAGACCAGCCATTCGAGCGTGAGCTCGGGGACACGTTTGGGTTTGTCGTCGCCCGGGACGATGCCGGCGTGCACCGAACGGGCACCGATGATCTCGGGGTGCGCGCCGCGAGCCAGCCGCACCCACACCGAAGCGTCGAAGCCGAGGTCTTTCTGCCCAGCCACTTTCCAGGTGCGTTTTTCGGTGGGCTTACCGTTTTCCATGGCGACCTGGTCGGCGCCGCGGGCCGTCATGACGACGATGCCCGGGAACCGCATCAGGATCCGCATCAGCGCCTTGTGGCGCGCGGTGGCCATGTTCCACAGGTCGGTGGTGATCTGGATTTCCGCCTCGGGGTCAGACTCCAGCTTCTTCTTGTTCGATGCGCGGCGTCTGGCCTTGCCGTCGACCCATTCCTTGAGGTCATCCCATTCGGCGGTCATCGAATCAAGCACCAGCACTACCGGTTTGTCACCGGCGGCCACGGCCCGTTTGGCTTCGTCGCGTGCGGCCTGGACCTGTTCATAGATCGATGACCAGGTGCCGTCGTGTTCGATGACCTCGTATCGGGCGCCGGGGATCGCGCCGTACTCGTCGGCGGCGCCCTCGCCCCAGTCGAGCCACAGGGTTCGGCCGACCTTGTCCGAGGCCGATAGAACAGCAGCGGCCCAGGACTTTCCGGCTTTCTCGCCGCCCTCGACGAGAATCAGTGGCCACGGAACCGCACAGGTCGGGGGCCGGGTCTTGAGTGCCGTCACTTCGCTGCCTCCGCATCGAGGTCGACGATTTCGGGTTCGGCGTTCTCGATGAATTGGAGGAGGTCGGCCAGGGAACGCCGCTCCAGCAGATTCGACAGGTTGTCGTCGGCGCCTTTCAGCAGGCGCGTGGTGGTGTACGGATTCGGGCGTTCCAGCCCGACCCATGGGCAGACTTCGCCGTCGTCGTCGATCAGACAGCCGTTTGTGGCAGCCATCCTCGGCACGATCTGGGCCAGGAACGATGGGCGCACGGTCGGGACGATCTCGGTGGGCCAACGCTGTTGGACCCATGCGGCCAGCCGGTCGGGATCTTCCACCTTGAGTTTCGGGCCGAGCTGCACCCGAGTCGTCGAAGAGACTTCGACTTTCTCGCCGTCGATGACGACGTGCCCCTTAACTTTCTCCTCTGAGAACTCGACGTCGGCACGCTCGTTGGCCGTCGCCTCAATTCTCTTGAGCTGCTTACGCACCCACGAAACCATTGCGAGGATCTGGGCGGCGTCTCGGCGGTTACTCATGACATCTCTTTCGTGTTTCGTAGTCCGTAGGTGGTGCACCAGCAGGGGCCGGGCGTTGATAGTTCCCATGCGACAAGGCAGTTGCGTTGGGCGCCGACTGAGCGGTAGACGTCGGCAACCTGTATCAGTCCGCTTCCCTGGCAGAGCGGACAGGGGTTCATCGCCCGATCACCAACACGTAGAAGGCGATGGGCAGGAATGCGGGCATCGTGAGCAGCAGTGGCCAGATGTGCGCCCAGACCCGATCCCAGATGGCGAATCTCCGGCATTCACCGGCAGTGTGGAAGCGCCTGTGCGAGCGGCAGTATGGGACTGGCAGGTGGTACATCAGGCGCCCGCCCCAGTCGACTCTGCCCGGTGACGCCCGACGTAGCTCGGATTCCACCCCGCGCGCCCGCGCGAGTTCCACTCGGCGAACCCGCTGGAGTGCTTGCCGTAGTCCATTGCTTCGCGGTACTCGGCGCTACCGACGTAGGGCTCGTAGATGCTGTTCATACCGACCGACCTCCGCTCTGCTGCTGAGGTTTTGGCGTGTACGTGTCGATATACGACTTGAGCAGTGGCGCATGGCGTTTACACCAGAGCGCCACCGAGCCCACGATGATCTGGGCCGACTGATCGAGGCTGTAGCCGCGCGCGGACAGTGCCCGGTATGAGTACCGGATGCCGTCGAAATTGGGCTGCGCGTCCAGCTCGTTGCACACGCGCCAGCCGCCCGCCGCCACGAAGTCATCGGTCACCGGGTCGGCGCGCGAGCCGGGGGACGCCAGCAGCATCGCCGCGAGCACAGCGATAGCAGCCAGGGCTACAGTGATCTTGTTGTAGCAGCTCACACGGCTCCGGCGGCGCCCCTGCGGGGTGCTCGGGATATGTTGGGTCACGCCAATTCCTTTCTGGAGGATTGGTTGCAGTGGCCCCGAGGCCCGGGTGGTTTCTTGGCGGGAATGGCCCGGCCTCGGGGTTTTCCTATTCAGTTGTAGGACTGCGCTTTTAAGCACAGTCCGGTCAATGGAGACCGAAAGAGGACGCAATGGATTGGTCAGTGCAACACGGGTCCGGCAAACTGCTGGTCTTCACCAACGAGACCGGCGACACAGTGACGGACGTGCAGTTCAGGCTTAGAGGCGCTGCCGTAGGCGGCATGCTCAGCCGACGCGACTGGTCATTCAAGATTCCCGAGATGGGCCCCGGCAAGGCAATGGAAGCACCCTTCAAGGCCGCCTTGGGCAAAGAGTCGAATCCGCCGAGGATGGAGATCACCTGGATCAGCCCCGCGGGCGACAGCCGCTCGGAGGTACTAAGTCTTCCGCTCTGACTCATCACGAAGCGAACCGCCTGCGCGTGGTTGCGGTAGCGCTGGACAGTCCAGTGGATCGGGCGGGCGCGACCGGGACGTGAGCGTCACGGCGACACGCTTCAAGAGCCTGCGCGATCTGAACGTCGCTCATACGCCATTTACGGCCGACCTTGTAGCCGCCGAACCGTCCGGAACGGAGCTGCGCGGCTAGCCATTCGGTCCCGTTGCCGAAGAACCGCTGGGCTGCTTCTTCAATGGGGTAGGTGGTGATCGCGGCTCCCTCCGACGCGGAAGTGCAGCTCGCAGTTTCCGGGCTCATCGGTTCACGCACCTCCCTGCGGGGTCGGGATGAATCCCAAGAGAGTGCGCGCTGACGCTACGCTCTGTGGGCCATGTGATACGGGATGACCGTTCGACTACTGCTGTGGCGCCATAGGTTTCGAGCAGCTTGACGCGCTTGGCTGCGGTGGTGCGCGATCCGTAGACCTGGTTGGTGGCGGGCCACACGAACTCGGATGTTCCAAGCATTTCGACGTAGCGGCCTGCGGGGCGCCAGCCGGGTGGTTCCCATCCTGGTGTCGGAATCCAGTGGTCCTCATCGGGGTTCACCAGGCTGTGTGATCCCTCTGGGTACGCGGTGACACGGACGCGATACAGATAGTCGCCGTTGAATCTCATGCGACAGTCCTTGGTCGCAGGTCGCCGTGGGTGTCAACGTGGTTGGTGATCCACTTCCAGGCGAGGTCCTGGCCAGCGGCGCGGAGGTAGGTGGTGGCGGTGGCGTGTCCGTTCTTGACTTCTTTTTGCGTCCATGCCCAGCCGGCTTTCACCGCCTGCGCAGTGGCGTGGTTGCGGTCGGATCGGTCGCCTGCAATCAACATTCCCTTGCGCCGCAACAGCTCGTAGACGTGTTCCTGTAGAACCTCGATACCCTGTTTAGTGCCCCACTGCTGGACTTCACGCGCGAACGTCTGTCGGTTCACCGCGGCGTTATCCGAGTGTGAGTGTGCCTCGGCCTTAGCGACCAGAGGTGCATCCTGTTCGATACGAGCTTCCAGAGCTTTCGACCTCTGCTCGGCGATTTCGGCGCGCTCGTACTCGTCGGCCGCCAGGCGCAGCGCGTCCGGGAGAGTCTTGGGGATCAAGAAGTGGACGGTGGCATCGGCATGCTCAATGTCCAAGAGGGTGTCGCGAACGCGTCGAGCCACCGGTGAATCGCGGAGGAGCATCCCGATTCGGAGGACGGCGCGGCGCGGGAACAGGCTCATACTCGGTGCGGTGCGAGGCATCCCTAGTTCTTCAGGGGTCATGGACAAGATGTCCACGACTTCAGACCTTCCGATGATGCGAAAACCGTCGCTATCAAGCTCCTCGCGGTTCCGCTGAATCACCTTGAGCAGAGCCTCACGATCAACCTCATAGAACTCGGCCAACATCGGGGTGGTTGCGTGCATGTCGTCGGGTAGGCATCGCAGGACGCCGACCTTGTCAAGCACGGCGGTCCGGTTTACCAGCGCGTCACGGTCGGAACGCGCAGAGGCGAGTGTCAGGTCGGTGCCCATCAGGCCACCTCCGACTTGGACGGGGTAACTCGCGGAACGTAGGTGGTTGAGATCGACCCAGCTGGCAGGTTGTACGCGTGCTCAAGTCCAGCAATCAACTGTGCGCTTGCACCGCGGTGCCCATTTTCAATGGCACTCAGCGCGCCCCTCGTCGGGCGATCTCCAGTGACTTCGGCGACGAGTTCGGCGACTTCTTCGAGCTTGAGCCCTGAGACGCGGCGGAGAACGCCTAGCGGGACGTGGGGCGGCACTTTAGTCGCCCTGCGGGTTGAATACCGTTTGGATTCGGGTCCGTTTGGCATATCGGTAACGCTACACGATATGAATCCGATGGCAAACCGCAATTCTGGATCATTTTGGCATTCGGCAAACCAGGTTGACCTGCGCTTTTATCACTAAGAGTTGTAACGACGCTGGAAGTTACACGCATGGCGTTTGCCATCTGATCCGAAAGTTTGCCCAAATTTTCTGACACACTAGGGGCATGCCACGGAATACAGGAGCGTTTGCGGCGGTCGTGAGGCGCCGCCTGGATGAGCTTGGGCTGACTCAACTCGACGTAGCGGACCGCGGCGGGCCCAGTGATTCAACGTTGCGCAAGATTCTCGACGGCGAGCCGGTGAACATCGCGGCATCGACACTGCGCAAGTTGGACGCGCCGTTGGATTGGCAGGCAGGATCCGCAGCGAAGTGGCTCTCTAACCCGCCAGCCGACGGAGGAATGCCACCTGTGTTAAGCCAGGAGACTGGCGGTCCCACGCCTGTCCCCCAATCCACCGGAACCGATACCAGCATCGGCGGCGACCCTGTGACCGCTCGTTACTCGCCGGTCGGCCTCGGGCGTGGACTGGCCAGCCTGATACCGACGGAAGCCGATCCGGAGGCATGGCAGCGAGGCCTGGATTCAGAGACTGCGGTCGTTGAAGAGGCATGGTCAGCCGTCCATGAGCTCGTGGAAGCTGTACTCGAATCCAACCCATCAAATCGCCTGCGTGGAGCGACGCAGGACATAATCTCGAAGATCTCCGCAACGACGATTGTTCGAATACTCAGCGGGACGTACGCACCCCAGCTGGAAGGATGGCTGGCTCGCATCTATCGGGAACGCGACCAGCTACATAAAGCGCTAGCAGACTCTGCAACGCCGTGGGTGGAGACCGAGCTATCACCGGAGGAAGCCGCGTATTCCGCTGTACGACATGCGACCGGCTGGCCAACGTACTTTTCGAAGCAGATCGCCGATACCCACGAGCTGTCGGATCAATCACTTTCCGCGGTAGAAGCTATCGTCTCCCAGTCGCTGGCCGAGCACCACGCTGAGATGCGACGGCGCGCACGCGAGCAGGCGAGACACCAAGACTTGGTTCACCAAGCGTGGTCATCATTGGGCGACGACCACAACCAGCAGCAGAGCTACGCACCCGAGATAGGCGACGGGCAGTACGCGAGATACCTTGCGGCAAGGCTGTCGACTCCGCATCAAGGCGGCGATCCAGATCTCCACGCTCAACTGCCCCTGACGGACGCCGAGTACGACGCCGCGCAGGCCCGGTATCGACGTGAGTTCGCGGAGATGGTCGTCTTCGACGGTTCGATCCGAACAGTGATGCGCACGCCGGCCCGGAACACCCCGAGCCGGGATGCCACATCCTCACCGGACGATACGAAACCTGCGCTCCCCGAAGTTGAATCGCGACTTCGCGGAAGCACGTCCGGCCGCGATACCTCTAAGCGCAGCAGCTAGCGCTCCTGCCTCAGCGGCCGACCACGATTCTTGCGGCACAACATCAAGCAGATGATTGATCTCTAACATGTGTTGAAGAAGAAGGGCGTAGTCACCTAGACGTTCACCGACCAAACCTGTATGTTCAACTGCGTCGCGTACGCGACTTTTTGTCTGGCGATAGTTCGCGCCCTCATGAAGGGCTTGTGCTCTAGTACGCAAACCTTCGGAACAGTCAGTTACGTTCGGTCGATTGGCGAGTTGACCCAGCTCAGCGCCGGTGTCGGCGTCCGCGGACAGCGTCGCCTTTTCTCCCCGGCTGATTACTTCTGACGCACTAAGAGTGCATTCTTCATGTTTACGGATTGTGTCGTGTGGCGTAGCCTCAGACATGACTGAAACCTGCTCCCAAGTAGTTTTTCGGTCAGGAAGGCTCGGTGTTACCGCACCGAGCCTTCCGCTTGTTGTATGTCAAGTGCTCAATTCATTTCGAATTTGAGTTTTCAGAGCTATATTCAGAGATATAAATTCAAATTTCTGCAATTTGCCGAAAATCCGAATATTCCTGCGCCCTCCTGTACAATGTCTAGTGGCCCTAGATTTTTGAACTTCCACCGCCTCCAATCCGAAATGGGCAAGGGCTCCTTTCGCGCGCTTCAGCGGTGGCCTCTTTAGATCTCAGCACAAGATCAGCTGGCACGCAACTACCATCTGGGCTGGTCAAGAGTGTCTTGAAAGGTAGATCAGCTAACTTTCACGCGCTCTACCTTGCGCACATTTTGTACACCAAATACCGTTGCGGTACGCCGTATCACACATAGTCATCTATAGGCACCTACAGTCATCTTCAAGCCAATTACCAGGGCTGATGGCGATGAGTGTTGACTATAGTCAACACAAGACGACGCATTCAGATGTGTGAAACCGTTGCAAACCGTCTCGAACCGTCGCCAATTCCGTATAGCGCGCCGCGCGCTATTCACACACCCTCCAGCAACCCTCTGACAACGCCGACGGACGAATCCAGGGCTCAGAAATGTACAGAGCATCCAGCGGTGGCGGCAGCCACCGCACATTGGGTGGGGACGCAGGACGAGTGAACGGTAGTGCCTGTGGATAGCCGTTTCGTGATCGTGGCCAGCCATCGTACTGTCGGGATGCGCGTAGCAGAAGGCCCCTCCGTTCGCTCTCTTACGGAGGGCCTTTCGTCCTTTCAGTGCTGGTGATAGCGTCCGCGCTGCCTCCACGCTTGCCCGATCGATGTTCGCCGGCTGGCGGTCGACGAGCAGGGCGGCAGGCTCAGACATGGACGAAGGCGCCAGCGGTGGGATTCGCTGGCGCCTTCGTAGAGTTTGTGTACGGGCAATACCCAATTGCCCAATTGACCCTACTCAGTTGAGAGCCCGAAGCTCTTACCGAGAGGCACGGTTGAGAGCCCGAAGCTCTTGCCGCGTGTCCCACGCTACCGCGTGACGGTTCGTAACTCAACAACAGGATTGTCACAAGCTGTCCGCCGGGCTCCGTGAGTCAGCACGTTGACGCGGCTCGTCCGGACATCCTCGGCGAAGCTGGCAACCCCGAAAGCAGCCGCCAACCTGCTGGCGACCCTGCCTTTGTGGGAAGCGGCGGAAGCATCCGATTTTCGCTGATGAGCGACCGCTCCGGCCACCAAATCAGCCAACTGCAATCCGTCAGTGCATTGCGAATCGGCACATACTGCTCCCACCAACCCGGTACTGCGTAAACGCTGGTTCACCATGCGACGGATAGTGTCGTCGAAGGCGACTCCCGTGGGAGTAGTTCGACGATCAAGGATCGCGCTTCCCAATTCCCGTGAATTCAGGCTACCTACCAGCAGTTTTGCCGTGATACGCGCGTGCACCATCCACTCCGGATCCCCACAGCTGAAAGGGTCCGACTTCTGATTGGAACGGTCAACGACACAGGCCGTGATGTGGGCGTCAGATTCCTCAAGTGCGTCGATAACGGCGTTGTAAGTGGTCAGGCGGCCCCGGGAAATCCGGCTGAATTTCAGCTCGCCGTCCACCTGGTGCCGATCACGAATGCTCTCGATCTCCCTGAGGAGCTTCCCGGGCTTACGCAACTTGATCGCACCCACCACAAAGAAACTGCCACTGCTGGCCCGAGCAGAGCTCTCATCAACGAAGAAGGTGGCACACGGATAATTCGAAGGCACTATGACCGGGACGCGCGTTGTTGCCATGGCGCATCACCCTCTCGGTGCCCAGTCGGAACTACATCCGTGTAACCGTACAGACTTATCAGGCGTTTCTCAACGGATCTAGCCCAACAGTTCGTTGAGATTCGACAGTGCCGCCCTGGTGTGTGGGACGCTATCGCCCCCAGTGTCGGTGTAGTTGATCGATTGCCCATTCACGTCGATGTGCGGCATACCGGCAGAGTATTACGGGACCAAATCTCACATGCGCTCAGCGAGGACGCTTGACGGCCTTCACCCTGTAAGCATGTTCGAAATGGCGTCTGCAGCAGACGCAGCGCTCGCCCGATCGATATGCCCATATAGGTCGACGGTCGTCTGAATTGATTCGTGGCCGAGGTGCCGTTGGACCACAGGCAGAGGAACGCCGGCCAGGATCATCCATGACGCGCAGGTGTGCCGCAGATCGTGGATGCGGGGATCGCTTGGGAGTTGAGCTTTTTCGACTGCGGGCCACCAGACGTTGGCGCGGAAGTTCGGGGGCCGGACCGGGCCGCCTTCGGCTCGCCGGCCGCGCCCGGAGTTTGTGAATAGCCACTCACCCGAGTAATTCAGCTTCTCGAGGGTGCCCTTGCCCACATTGATTGTTCGTTTCGACCGGGCGGTCTTCGGTGGTGCGAGGCGATACCCTCCCCCGCCGCGCCTCCACGCCTGCCAAATCCGCACGGTTCCCGCAGCCTGATTAACGTCGTCAGGTCGCAGCGCTGTGGCCTCTGAGAGGCGGCAGCCAGAAGCGACCAGGAATTCGACGAACGGCTGCCATGGCTCAGTCACATGACCGTTCAGGTGGGCGAACTGATCGCGGGTCAGGAACATCATTTCCTTGGCATGGCTCTGCGGCAATCGGACACCGGCAGCCGGATTGGCTTTCAGCTTCCCTGCGGTGACCGCGGCGGACAGCGCCCCGGAAAGGAACCCGTGCTTGTTCGCGATCGTCTTCGGGCTGAGTTCGTCCTCCATCCCCGATACCCATAGCGCGATGTCGTCGCGGGTGAGGTCGTCGAGGGGAATGGGGCCGAGGTGGGGTCCGATGTCGTTTCGGAGGTATCGGTCGTAGTCCTCGATGGTGCGTTTGTCGACGCCGGTGAGGTGGTCGATGTGGTGCCGTATCCAGGACTCGACGGTCAGTTTCGTTCGGGGCGCCGAGGTGACTTTCAGGATCTCCAGAGCCCGCGCGGGCCCCACCCGGTTTATTAGCTCGCAGGCGTACCCAGCCTCTTGCTGGTCGTTAACTGACAAGGATGTCTGCTTGCCGTCGAGCCGGTAGAGGACCGAGAAATAGGGGCTGCCGTTGCCCCGGTATCGCGTGCGGATTGATGCCACGCGGTCAATAATATGTTGACCAAAGTGTTGACGGCAGGTCATCCGGTAAAAATCTACCGGTTGACCTGCCGTTTTCCGTGGAGCTGCCGGGAATTGAACCCGGGTCCAACGGCCCTTCATTAAGGCTTCTCCGTGCGCAGTTCGCTATGCCTCTACTTGGATCTCTCGGTCCCGCGAACAAGCCGAGATGACGATCCCAGCCGCTGTTTGATGTCCCGGTGGCCTCCGCGGCCGAAGCCACCGGTTGATCCCGCTAGCTGATGCCAGGGTCCGGGCCGCGGGAGGTCCCGGTCTGACAGACACGCAGTCGCTTAGGCAGCGAGTGCGTAGTCGCGCTGATGAGAATCGGCGCTTAATTGGTTGCAATGACGCTTACGGTGGTCTCTTGCCTGCACCGGCACGCTTCCCTTAAATCGAGACTCGCTGTCGAAACCGTTCAGCCCCGTCACCCCACCGACCTTCGGTGGGACACTCCATCGTACCGCCAGATATCGATGAAGCCACCGAATTACCTACCCGTGCCACGGTACCGTCAGCCAGACGTCGCCAAACTTCGGGAGTAATCACATGCGCATGCTGCTGATCACCTGTGTAGCCGTTGCGGCGGGTGCCATTACCTTCGCTGGTCAGGCGGCCGCGGACCCGCCGCCGCCCAATCTTGACGGCTACACCGCGGTCGAGGCCACCGCCTTTGAGACCTACTCCGCCTATGCCACCTCCGGTGTGCAGTTCCTCACCCCCGACGGTCTGCACTGCCGCATCACGGCCAACTCCCGTGCCACCGGCGTCGACGGCGCGTGCTGGGGCAAGCTCCCCGGCGTCTCGGGAGACGAGAACCTCGCGACGGTGTCGCTGACCACCTCGACCGCCAGCCTTACCCATATGCCCGACCTGGGCCAGCAGGAAATCGTCGCCCGGCCCGACGCATCACCGGCCGGCCCCGCGGCCATCGACCCCAGCATGTACCGGCCGCTATCCCCGGGGCAGAAGATCACCTACGGTCTCAAAGCCACCGACAAGGTGATCACCTGCGCGGTCAGTGAACAGCACGAGACAACGTGCATACTGCCCAACAACTTCACCGGTAGCGGTCCACACGGATTCGTGCTGTCCCCCACCGGCAGTCGCGCCTTCTAG